CATAACTCTCTACATTCTTCTAATGTAGGTGCTTTATGATCGGGATTAAACTCTGTTAAGTTTACTTGTTTAAAATGCTTATAAACACTTTCAACTAAATCACAGTTATTTGAGCATAATGCTTTGTTTGTTTCCATTACATTACCATAGTCGTTGCCTAATGCTATAGCTTCATCACGCAATCTTTCTAGATTGAATTTCTTATCTTGAAATTTCCACATTGTTGGTAATTGGTATTTTCTTCTTACTAACATACTATTTTCATCCTCTATTTTTTAATGTATTTATATATGCTGGTAAGCGATATCGCTTATATGCGTATTAATGCATAGATACGACTTCAAAATCATCGCCAAATGACGTAAATCCGTTTTCCTTTACAACGTGCATAATTGAATTAACCCTGCCAGCTAACTCATCTCTATGCGAAATTAAGAAAACATTCTTTTTTCTCTCTCTTGTTAATTTTTTCAATATTACCATAGACTGCTCAACACCTTGTGTATCCATACCACTATCAATAAGCTCGTCAATAAACAATAAATTAATTGGTGTATTTGTAGATTCATATATATCTCTAAATGCCCAACTTAATCCAAGTATTAATCTATTTCTTTCTCCTCTACTTAAATTATCAAAATCTAATTCTCTACCCAATTCAGTAATTTCTACACCTAAATCACTTTGGAAAACCACTTCGTGTGGTAACCCTAAATCTGTAAGATATGTATTAAGTCTTGAATTTAAATAATTTAAATTTTGATCTATAATTTTCTTTCTAATAAATGAATCTTTATTAGTTAATAATCTATATAAAAATTCTTGATGTTCTTTAAGTTTAGTTAAATTATTCATAAAAGTGTAATCTACTTTTTCGATGTTTTTATTTTGTAAAGTATCTATTTGTTCAATATGAGGATTTTCTTCTTTATTAAGTCTATCGTAATCTTGTTGTAATGAACTTAAATTCTGTTTATGTCCGTATGCTTTATCTATATCTTCATAGTAAGTTATTGGCACAGGTCCTATTTCGCCTAACTTTTGTATGCGATTTTTTGTATGTGTCATATTTTTTTGTATGTGTATGTGTTTTTCTTCTGTATGCGTTATATTATTTTTTGTATTTGCTACGATTTTTTCGTGGTCCTTGACGTCGTGCATACTTTGTTTACAAGTAGGGCAAACTTCCCCTTCCAGATCCGCTAATTCAGACGTCAATACCTTAAGTGCGTTAGTTAACTCTTGCTCTTCACGTATATCATAATCTAATTGCTTATTAAATGTAGTAAGCTCTTGTGATTGCTCTTTCCATAATGTTAATGCTCTGTGCTGTTCTATTTCTTTTTCAATATCAGTTTGCTGTAATTCAATAATAGCTTCATTAAGTTGTTTAATTTGCTTTTCTTGTGCATCTTGCCAGGCCTGGCTTTTAATTTTAAACTTTCTAATAGTATCTTCAATACGTTCATTGCTCTTTTTAACTGCATCTATTCTAGCTTCTTCACCAACAATATCTGCTTTAGTTAAACGTATTTGTTCTTTAAGCCTATTTGCTTTATCACTTAACTGTGTAATACCTAAAAGCTCTTCAATTAGCTCTCTTTGTTCAGTCGGCTTCATTGCTAAAAACGGCTGATTGTAAGTATTAAGTGCAACTAGGTGTTTGAATAACCCATAACTCATTCCGAATATACGATTGATTTCATCTTGTGTTAAACGATTTTCTCCTTGAGCTTCGTCAGTATCCTTTTCGTTTACTACAAGGTCATCACATATAAACTTAAAATGATTCGGTTTACGACCTCGTTCAATTCTATAATTATGTCCATTTACTTCAAACTCACAAGTAACGTTCATATTTTTTTGATTGGTTTTATTAATTAAATTATCACGTCTAATGTTTGTTATAGCATCACCAAATAATGCAAAACTTAACGCATTAAGAATAGTAGTCTTACCAGTTCCATTTCGCGAACCTTCACTACCTAAATCTATATTATTACCTAATACAAGAGTAAGACCAGGTTGATCTAGTTTAACAACCTGCGTGGCGGCACCGACACTCATAAAGTTTTTAATTGTTAAGCTTTTTAATTTTATCATAATCTATTATAAATTTCTATTAACACATTATTATCAAAGCTCTCACTATCTACTTTTTTAAGCTGATCTAATACAATTTCATCAACTGATTTAAATGATATTTCACCTTGGAATTCTAACTCATCTTCTAATTCCTTATACGGCAACAGAGATATTTCTCTTAATTGATACGTATTTTGAAAGTTTTCTTTTATAAAATTTGCTTCTTCATAACTAATGTCCATATCAATTTTAACTCTAACATTAACTTCTGGCTCCAAAAAATCATCTGGTGCTTCTAATAATTTACTTAATGGTATAATTCTATATTTTGGACCATCTGCCCAAATTTTATATTGTGGTTCTTTCCCCCATTCAAGAAACATACATCCACGATCATTATCCCAAGCATCTGCATAGTTGTGAGCAAATGGATTTCCAATATAAGATATATTTCCTTGGTGTTGACGTTTATGAAAATGTCCAGTAAACACTTTTTCAACATTACTAAAATGACTAGCCTGTATTTCTCCGTGATCTGGCATTTCTATCATAGCATTCATTTTAAAATTTGGTAATTCAAAATGTCCAAACATATATTTGACTTTTATTTTTTGTATCTTTTTCCATTCGTTCCCTATTAACCAAGGAACAATAGCAACATCATCTTTTATTAAGATGTCATTCACTACTTTAATTTTTGGAATTTCACTGGCAAACACCACAGATGATATTTCACGTTTATCACGATAAAATAAATCGTGATTACCAATTATGAAATATACTTGATCAAAATTATCACTCAGACGTTTGAGATTTGAGATGGAATAATTGAGTGTGCTAATATTAATCGATGATCTATGGTGATGCCAATCTCCTAAGAAGATGCAGGTTTCTGCTCCAAACCTCTTAGCTCCTTCTATAAACCACTTGACAAAATTTTCACAATCGTTGTTGTGCTGACGACTGTTATTTTTTAAGCCAAAGTGAATATCCGTAAAACACGCCGCTTTTTTAAACATAAATTTCTATCTCAAACAATTATAAATTGTATTACTTTTTTGATTTTTTGTCAACAAATTTCTTGGATTTCCAACCGCCACGATTAGCGGCCGGTGGTATCATCAGTTCTTCTCCGCCTAATGCTTTGTTTTCATTTTCCATTTGTCGAGTAAAGGAAGGTTTTTGTCCGTGTGCTTGTAAAATATCGTCTCGTAAACTTTGATGTTTCTTTTCTACATTTAAAATTCGTGTAAATGAATTAGTAATTGCCGCAGTATAATATGCAAAGGGATTTTCTGATTTGTTTTCATCAAACTGTAAACCAATTTGTGATAATTGTAAAAGTGCTTGTGATCTCATTTCATCATTATAAGTATAACCACGCCAGTTACCACGAGATCCATATCTTTCACAAAGTTTCATAAACATAAGTGCTAGTTTATTTGTCATCTTGCCGTGTTCTAAACTAAAGTGTCCATTTTCTAATCCATTAACCCAATGACTTCTGCCTACTTCAGTCCAAACGTCATCTTTTAAAACATAATGTTTGAAAGGAATAAAATTTAATTTAACTTTAGTATCTGCAACTGTTTTTGGTTTAGCTTTTCTACCTGGATCATCAGGTATATGATCAAATGTATATGTTCTAATAACAACATCTTCAGGTTTAACATCTCTTAATTTAACTTGAACTTCTGGTATGCGGCCACGTGATAAATTTAATTCATCAGCTTTAAGTTTAGTAAGTCGACCTGCCCTATTTTTTCTAGATTGTAATAGTTTAGTTTTATTCATTTTTCCTATAGTATCTGGGCCGGGTCCAACTGGGTCAACCAGAATCAAATCAAAATTAGCATATATAGGATCCACATAGTAACAATAACTACTTTTACTTTTATGGATTTCCTTCAATATGTCTTTATTATTTAGATAATTTACACGTTTCATTATTTTAATATACGGTGGTTATGGAAAATAGTCAACCTATTTGCAACCTAAAAAATCAATAAAGCTATATTTAATTATCACTATAAATATTACTATGACAGTCAAACACGATTTCAGAGCTCGTATACAAGCAAAGGCCAGCAGAAAAGCTAAAGAGCTTTTATATGGGTCTAAAAACCCTCGAACTAACGTTGTTGCTCCATTATGGTCAACTAATGGTATGTTAATACCATACACACCAGCGATTCAAGTAACTCACACGTCAGTTGAATATTCACAATATTCACTACCTCAAACTAACTTTGATTACTTTGCTTTTGCTAAAAGAAGCTCTCCTATGTTATCTGTAACAACAAACTGGACAGCACAAAACCAAGCAGAAGCAAGGTATGTATTAGCTGTATTACATTTTTTAAGAGGTTGTACTATGAACTATTATGGTAGACAAAATGGTGAATTAAGAGGTATAAATCCACCAACACTATTGTTTAGTGCATATGGTCCATATATGTATCAAAAAGTACCAATGCTTATTAGAAACGTAAGCTTTGGTTTAGACCAAGATGTTGATTACATTTCTTGTGGAACTGATCCTGGACTAGATGAACACGGCGACCTAATTCAAGATCCAAATTATGGAATATATTCACAGGATGCGTTTAGACAAGATATAATGGCAGAACCATCAGAAGGATTATCAGCTCCGGGTTATGCCTCTGAACTTGAAAGTCATATGGCAAGAAGTTATGTGCCGGCGGCAATAGCTATGTTCATAGAATTAGTCTACGCACCGACACCAGCTAAAATGCGTGATGAATTTAATTTGGAAAAATTTAAAAGTGGTCAATATATTAATGATACAAACGAAGGAATTATATAATGGCTAGAGATAAAAGCTCACCATATTTTAGAACACAAATAATTGGCGACTATTTAGATGTTTTAGATTTGCCGACAATACCATCATCAGACAATGATGAATATTATACAATTGAAAACAAGTATGATCGAAGACCAGACTTATTAGCAAATGAAGTATATGGCAGTACAAAATTATGGTGGATATTTACAAAAAGGAATATGAATTTGATACAAGATCCAATTAATGATTTTCGTGCTGGATTAATGATTAGGATTCCACAAAAATCATCTGTAGCAACTTTATTACAATAAAAAATGGCAATTCAAGACGACATTACTAGAAGGTTTTACGGAGGTGGAATTACTCAAGATCCAAATACAGGAGATGCTTCTATTGCCGAAAATATAGCGGCCAAAAATAGATCAGAAGGATCTAAATTAAAAAATGCTACCGGTGGTAATGATGAGAAGCTTTGGAATGTTATAGAAAAGGGTGCATTTAAAGAAAACCCAGTCCATAGCTATGAAAGAATATCATATGACATTTCTTTACATTTAGCTAATACTGTTGACACAAAAGCCTGGCAAAGAGAAGAGAAAAGTCTCGAGAATGCCGCTGAAATTAATTCGATTAATTCTAGTATATTTAAAGGCGGTGTAATTTGCTTAATAGAAACAGCATCAACTGTGACGTCAATGACGGAGTTGCATATTGAAGGTATAACATCTCCAAACACAATTACAGATACAGCATTCTCAACTAAATGGAGAATGAATGTTGTACAACCACTTGGTGTTAGTTTAATTGCAAACATTTATAAATCAGCGGCAATACTTAATGTTAAAAATCACTATTCACATCCTTTCTTTTTACAAGTATTATTAAAAGGTAGAAAGGCCGATGGTGAAATTGAAGTTGAAATACCGGGTACTAGAAGATTATATTGTGTTTACATAAAAAATATAATCTATAATATTGACGTTGGTTCAGCAAATTATCAAATTGAAGGTATTAGAGCAGGTGATTTAAATAATGCAGACGACCATTCATTAGTACAAAAAACAAGTTTAGAAGATTTTTTAACTTTTAGTGATTTTTTAAAAGTATTTGAAAAAGAAGTTAATAAACAAGAAAGACATAAACTTGGTTCTACTAAAGCAATATTAGATCAATATCAATTTAGAATTGATACTACTGAAAACTCTGACTTATCAGTAGACGAATTAAAAAGTGCTAAAGTAATGGATGATGAAGGTTCAAGAAATAATCCAGTGAATGTAGGTCTAGGTGGTTTATTAAAAGCAGAAATTGAAAAAAATACATCAATCGTTCAAGTATTAGAAAGATTTTTATCTCGTAATGAAGTAATGCAAAGAAAAATATTAGCTACTAGAAACAAAATAATGTCTACTACCTGGATTAAAAAAGAGATTGACGACTTAGAATTGGAAAAATATTTGTTTACAATCTCAACACATAACGAATTAATTGCTTACGATCCATTAAGAAGAGATTATGCAAGAAAATTTGTTTATACTATAACAATTACTCCATTTATTTCAATAACAGCGGCAGTTAGAAAAGAATTTGAGAAAAAACCAGCATACACTAAAAAACGTGTTGACGCAATGATGCAAAGAAAAATATTAGTTAAGAGATATGATTACTTTAATACTGGTATGAATCTTGACGTAACAAACTTTAATATTAATTACAATTATCAATATGTTTATGGTTTGGATACAATGGTTGGTTTATTTAACAAATATTCAGAAGCTTTTCAAACTATTATTAAAACAATTGGGTCAAGTCAAGATCGTATTAAAATGGCAACAGAAGCTGGAGTCGAAGCAAATACAAAATTTAATGAATATGCTAGTGATGGAATATTAACTACAGGCGAAAAATATTGGATCACAATTATGCAAGAAAGAAATCTAAAAAATGTTAAAGAATTATATGATACTGGAGGCGTTGAACCTGATAATAATACTCTAGAAGCTTACAATGCCTTAGTAAAAGAGTATAATCAAAGTTATAAAAATTATGAACATCTAGGAGATCAAGAAGCAGAGAATTACCATCCTATAGTTTTCGATAAAAAATCACCAAAATTAAATGCTTTAGATTCTTACACAAAACACCCAGTATACGGTTGGGCATTACCACAAACAAAAGATAAAAATAAATCAAGACTTGGTGCACAAAATATATTAGCTGAAACTATACCCGATGAAATGTATGCAGATGCATTAAAAACAGATAAAGGTGGCACTCAATTTCCTATACAATTTTATGAAAAATATGTTGACCCGAGCCAAGAAGGTATGATAGAAGTATCATCAGCTGATGGATCAGGATTTAATACAATATTAAGAAATGCTAAAGTTGGTTCGGCTGAAATGGTTAAAGTAACAATGGATATTATTGGCGACCCATATTGGTTAGACCACCCGGCATATTCTCATAAATCAACAGCTCCAGAGAATTTAGACGATGACGACCATCCTAATGAAGTTGATTGGAAGACAGAAAATTGTATATTATTTTGTTCTATGGTTCCAGCAGAAAAAGATGCGGACTCAGGATATCAACCAACCCTAGCTGAAAGAAGCAATGAATTTTTAACTGCTATATATAGGGTATGGAAAGTTGAACATAAGTTTAATGATGGCCAATTTACTCAAACACTACATATGGTTAGAGATGCTGTTACGGATTTATCATTACTAGTCGCCGGCGATATAACTAAAAAAGCAAAAAGACAAGATACATCAATCAAAGACGGTTTATTTAATTTTGAGAAAAAGGGAAATGATAAAAAACCAGTAATAACTGGAAAGCCGCACGATCAGACAGAAGTTAATAAAGCAATTATACAAAAAGAGATTGATAAAGGAAACTTGAATAAAGAATTTGTCGACTTATGGTATAAAGATTATCAATATAAAAAACTTCACCCAGAATTATTTAAAGAAGAGGTTGTAGAAGTTTTAAAAAATGCTCAAAATAATAGTCCTCTAGGTAAAAAAGGAATTTTTAATCCAGACAATAAAATCAAATTTGATTATAATAAGGATGGTAGTGTTTCAGGTAAAGAATGGGCAGATATGAAAAAATATTTACAAGGGGATCCATATACAGTAAGAAATGTAGATGGAGATGGAAAATAAGCAATGGCAGGAAAAAATCGATCATCAATTACAGCATTTAACAAGTATGCAGGTCTCCACGTTAAAGGTGGTAGTACAACATCTGTACAATTAGCTGAAGTAATGGATAATGTCGATTATGCTAGACTTGGAAGATTAAAAGTTTATATTCAAGGAAGCCAAGGAGTAAAAACTGATCCAAACAATTGGAGAACAGTCTTATGGACATCACCATTTGGTGGTGCAACTAACCCTAGTTCATTAATAAAAAGTGCTGATACTGAAAACGAAAATAAATTTGCGGCGACACAAACAAGTTATGGAATGTGGATGATTCCACCTGATATAGGAAACCTTGTTGTTGTTGCGTTTGTTAATGGAAAAGAAAATAACGGTGTGTGTTTAGGTTGTATATTCCAACCTGGCATAAACCATATGATTCCTGGTATTGCTAAAGGTAAAACAACTGTAGCAAATGCACCAACAGTTCCAGTAGCAGAAGTTAATAGAGTTTCATCTGAAGCTGAAAATATGAACATTTTTGAAAAATTAGATAAATCAAAAATGCCTGATCATTTATCTAAAGGAACATCAGACAATGTTAGACGACCACCCCATACACCTTTTTATGATAGACTATTAGTACAAGGCTTAGAAAACGATAATATAAGAGGTTTATCAGATTCTAGTGCTAGACGTGAATCACCTAGTAACGTATTTGGTATATTAACACCAGGTGGACACCAATTTATTATGGATGATAAATCCGGTGGTAGTCATATGAGATTTAGAACAGCCGGCGGTGCTCAAGTATTAATGGATGATACAACTAGTACTGTTTATGTAACAAATACAAGCGGAACAGCCTGGGTTGAATTAACTGCTGAAGGTAAAATAGAATTATGGGGTGCTGATTCAATATCAATGAGAAGTGAAAAAGACTTCAACATTAGAGCTGACAGAGATATTAATATTGAATCGGGAAGACATATTAATATTAAAACGCATCATACAGAACAAAACCTACCTCCTGCTACAGATTCAGATCAACCTAAATCAACAGTAGCTTTAGATGATATAAAAGGAGATGTATTCTTTGATGTGTCTGGTAAATTTAAACTTATATCTACAGGCGGCACAGATTTAACTACATTACAAACAACAAACGTATACTCGACAGTTGATAATAATTTAACTGCCGGGGGTGTATCAAATATTAATGCGGCAGGCGGCCACTATGAAACTGCATCAGTAATTCATATGAATGGACCAGCGGCAAGTAAAGCAACAGAACTTACTGCTATGGAAGGAATGTTATATACTAATGTACTTGAAGAAAGAACTGCAACAAATCCTATATATTCTCCAAGAAAAACTGAACCAAATATGACATCAATATTAACTAGATATACAACACGTGAACCTGATCCTGGCCACGAAGTAATATCAATTGAAAATGCAACAGTAATTGATAATAGTATTACTGAAACACAAATAGCTGAAGCAAAAGATACATACGATAAAACTAATGCAGTTGCCGAAAGTGAAATAAAAGCTATAGAAAATGCTGTCAGTAAACAAGTTGATGATATAGTACAAGAAACATATACATCTTTAGTTAATGAAACTGTGAGTGGTGTAAGTGATGAATTAAAAGAAATAACAACTCAAATTAAAACTATACTCAAAACGAACTTAGATTTTATTTCAAATTTAGACCTTTCAAAGCCTGATCAAAAAAAAGCATTTGATGATTTAATTTTAGTTAATGAAGAAGTACAAAAAAATATTGTATTACCAAACTTAATAGCTAAAGAATTTTTAAAGAAGCACAAACCTCAAGATATTCATCCGCCAATCACAAAAACTATTACAAAAACTGTATCTGATTTTATAAACTTTAAAGTTGGAATTGACGTTTAAATTAAGGGCGATTAAGACAAAGCTTTGCCGCCCCTAATTAAAAATTACGTTTATATCGATTATTTACTTTTATAAATGTGATATAATACCCAAACAGCTACCAAGCCAAGCAATCCTTGATCACTAAAGCCACTAACAATTGATTGAACATTACCTATCACAGAAATATTAGGCCAGAACGGAATACTTTGACCTCCAAATAGTACTTCTAGAACGATGCCTAGAGCAATTAAAGTTACGCCAACATCAGTTAATGATGAGGCCCACGATTTAATCTTATTAATAATATCCATAACTTCCTCCTTTTATATAAGTTATTAAGTTGTTATGTTTAATGGTTAATAATACTTTAAACTAATTTAACGATCAAATACAACCTATTAAAACGTCATATTTGGTTTAACTACATAAAACAAAGATTATCTTGATAGAATTTTGTGGATATCCATAAAAAAAGGGCGAGTAAACCCGCCCTTTAGTGTCTAACAACGTTAAAGTTCTAATTACGCAACTTTATTAATTAAAGTTTTGCCATTGTCTTGTAAAAGACTAATAACAGAATTTTTCATTCCTTTTGCAACTTCATAGTTTCCAGTTCCAATTACTCTTACCGAGAAATCATAACCTTTACCCATCAAGTTAGTTGTTGGTGTAGATCTTTTCATTTTTAAGTTTTTATACTTAATTACACCACCATTAACGTCACCGTTTGTATCAAGAGTATTTTTAGCTTCATCTAGAAAAACGCCAATTTTGTTTTTCACGTTTCCTTTGATGAATTCTCTTGTATATACTACGTATTGTTTCTTGTTCGCCATTTTAATGTTACCTCCGATTAAATTAGCTAATTTATATGCTATAGTTTTAAACATAATATTATTATAGTATACTAGAAGATTGGATATGTCAACCTGGAAAATGATCTTATTTACCCAATTTTATCCAATTTTTCCTTAATTAAATTCGTAGTGCTGTTTTTCTCAAGGTTCTTAACTTCTTAATGACGAGTCCTTTGATACTATTGATGTTCTTTTCCTCTAATGATTCTCTTAAGATGGCTCGTGCTACATAGTCAGCAAATACTAGTCGTGCTTTCTTTATACTTCGTTTTGTACCAACCCATCTAACTAATAGCTTATCATCATTTTTTTTTCGCTTCTTTTTACGCATTAGGTGGAAACCCTGTTAATAGGACTATCAATATAAAACAAGTTACAAATACTACTAATGTCATTATATTCCAAAATAGATAAGGATTTGGGTGGCTCCATACCAAAACAATATTACGGCTACGACAGCCACCGCTAACATCCCTGCTAACGTATAAACAATGTTAAGAAATTTCTTACGCATTTACATATTGCTATAAGTTAACATATTCTACTATGTTCGTTTCTTTTTCTTTGTTGCTTTTCTTTTTTTACGAGAAGTAGTAGTCTTCTTTGTTTTTTTCTTTGTTACTCTCTTTTTTGTTCTTGTAGCTACTTTTCTTGTAGCTTTCTTTGTAGCTTTTCTTTTAGCTTTCTTTTTCTTTTTCTTTGTTGGCATAAATTGCCTCCTTGTTATCTTTATTGTATAACATTTCCATTATCTTGTCAATACAGTTTTTAGTTGTAATATTACCAAACATACACCGGGAGTGCGCCTTGGTACTCGTAAACAAGATATAATGCTAACAGCCAGCCTGCAAGGCCGAACCAAAAATCATCCCAGCTCCATTTACCTTTGCTCCACCAGTCTAGTGCTTCTTTAACTATAGTTGCTATTAGACCTGAGTATAACATTGGCCACCATATAACTGCAAACAATGTTAATACAAATGACCATAAGAAGTGTAGCTGAAGATCTAATCTAAGATATCCAACAATAAAGTTAGCTATTCGCTTATAAAAATTTTTCATATTATTATTATTATAATATATGATCTGCTATCTTAAGGTCAATCAATTGTTTTGCTGTAAAATACTGATCACTTGGAGAATCCAATTTCTGTTTAACCATACTCATTGTACCTCCAGTTGCTTCTTTTAGTAATTGGAAACATCTTTCTTCGCAATTTTGATTTTCTTTCATTTGAGATTTCATATCGTGCATTTTAGATTCTATGGCATCAGAGTGTTGGTGATTCATTATTCCAGCATTTTTACCAATATATCTTTTACCTTGTTTTCCACTTGCAAAAATTAAAAATGCCGCACTCATTACAGCACCAACTCCTATAGTGGAGATATCGTGATTACTTTTCTTCATCACGTCAATTAGGGCAAATGTTTCGTAAAGATCTCCACCAGTAGAGTTAATGTATAATTGCAAAGTTCGTTTGGGTTTTTTATTGAAGTTAGCTGACACAATCCATTTAATAGCTCTCGCTATATTTTCATCATCAATTTCACCTGACAAATAGTGTACGTCATTATCTAATAGGGCTACATCAATTCTGTCATCAGCACCCCAATTCTCATATTTTTTCATATTATTATTCGCCCAAAATGTTACACGATATTATATACAACTATATTTAGTTTCTCGTCAATTTACGCATTTTAACTAAAACATATCATAATTATAGTAGTATTTAAAATCCACTATAAATATCATATAGAGAAGAAGATTATTATGGCATACACAGATTCAAATAATAGTAATATGGCAATATCCACGTTTAGTGGGTCTAGTAGCAATGGTGCGACTTATAAAGGATTTAGTACTGTAGCTGGAGTCAAGTCAAATCAGTTGTATGATATGGATATAATCAAACAAGATTTATTAAACCACTTTTATACTAGAAAAGGTGAAAGGGTTATGAATCCTGAGTTTGGCTCAGTTATATGGGACTTATTATACGAACCATTAGATGAATCAACTAAAGAAGATATTGTTACTGATTGTCAAAGAATTATTAACTCTGATCCAAGAGTAAGATTAGTAACTACAAATATAGAGGAATATGATAATGGTGTAACAATAGAAATTTTAATGACTGCTATGCCATTTAATAAAAAAATTAACCTACAATTAGATTTTGAAAGAGATACATTTTAATGAGCCAGATAGTTAGACAAAATAATTTATTTTCAGCTGAAAATTGGCAAACAATTTATAGAACATTTTCACAGGCAGATTTTACAGCATATGATTACGATGCAATTCGTGATTCAATGCTAAATTATATCCAAATAAATTACCCTGAAGATTTTAATGATTACATAGCATCAAGTGAATTTATCGCTATTATTGATTTACTTGCGTTCCTAGGTCAAAGTTTAGCATTTAGAACAGACTTGAACTCGAGAGAAAATTTTTTAGATACAGCTGAAAGACGAGATTCAATAATTAGATTAGCAAAACTAATCAATTATAGACCCAAAAGAAATATACCAGCAAGGGGTCTTTTAAAAGTTACAAAAATTAAAACTAATGAACCTTTAGAAGATTCTGCAGGAAGTGAACTTACTAATGCATATATTAATTGGAACGATGCAAATAATTCTGATTGGTACGACCAATGGTTAACAATTTGTAATTCAATTTTTAATTCAACAAATCGATTCGGGACTCCAACTAAATCAGCTACAATAAGTTCTGTTAAAACTGAAATTTACAATTTAAACTCAACATCAGCACAATCGGCTGTTAAAAACTTTTCAGAAACTATAGATGGACTTAATACATCTATTGATGTTGGAAAAGCAGATATTCATACTAATGGATATCTTTATGAAAGAGCACCTGACACATCAGAAGCATATAACTTTGTTTATAGAAATGATAATCAAGGTTTTTCTAGTGGTGATACAGGATTTTTTATGTATTTCAAAGAAGGCGAATTAGGTTTTCAAGATTATACATTTACAAATCCATTACCAAATAGAACTGTCGACTTAGAGCTTACAAACATAAATGACTTAGATGTTTGGGTACAAAAAATTAATTCAAACGGTGTACCTACAGAGAAATGGGAAGCAGTTCCTGGTTTATTTGGTCAAAACACAATTTATAACAGTTTAGCATTAAACACTAGAGATATATTTTCTATACAATCAAGAAATAACGATCAAATATCTATATTGTTTAGTGATGGAAATTTTGGTAACGCACCAAAAGGTCAATTTAGAATTTATTACAGAAGAAGTACAGGACACGGCCAAATCATTAAAAAAGATAGAATAAAAAATAGAGAAATTACAATTAAATATTTTAATGCACAAGGACAAGAATATACTGCGACTATATCTTTAACTTTAACAAATACAATTACAAATTCACAGGCGGCAGAAACAGATACTGATATTAAAAACAATGCACCAAAATCTTTTTATACACAAGATAGAATGGTTAATGCAGAAGACTATAATATTTTTCCATTAACACAATCAACTGCTATACAAAAAATGAAAGCATTGAATAAAACACATATTGGCCATTCAAGATATATTGATGTTAATGACCCAACAGGCACAGTTAAAAGTGTGAATGTATTTGGAGAAGATGGTGTTTTATATAAAAATCCAAACTTCACTTTAAGCACTGAAGAAATTACAGGTACTATTATAGATACTACAAGTTATACATATATTATTGACAACGTACTAGCACCATTAATGAAAAAAATACATTTACAAAATTTTTATTTTGATACATATAAAACTGCTGTCGAAACATCACACGATAGCAATCAATTTATTATGACGCTAGTGTCAACAAATAAAGTATTATGGAAACCATATCCTTTAGCAGGTGCAGGCTCTAGTGGATATTTTTACATAGGTAATTTATCTGATACATCAAATGCTATAACAATTTATAATAATCCAAAAGACTCGGATGAAAAACTTGGTTTTATTAGACCAGGAACAAAATTAGAATTTGTTGACGATTATACAACGCCAACTATAATTAAATGGACAACTGTAGTAAGCATACATAATGACGGCGCTATGCTTTCATCAGATACTACTGGATCAATTACATTAGATGAATCAATTACTGCTGGTATGAAGTTAAGAAAAGTTCTTCCAAATTTAAGAACAAAACTTAATGTATCAGAAAAATCATTAATACAAACTGAAATGGAAAAAGGTGTTGACTTTGGTATTGGCTATCACTATAGAGATTCAAGCACAAAATCTGAAAAATGGTATTTGGTTAGTGAAGATTATATAAACACTACAAACGATTTTGATATAATAAACAATCAATCACACGGTGGATCAACGGTACTAGCTGGTGATACATCTTGGTTAGTATATGCAAATTATATTCCAGCTACAGACTCAGCAAGTAATCCAAAATACGAATTTAAAATTAGAGGATTAGATTATGTATTTGAAAGTGATCAAGAAGTTAGGTTCTATTATGTTCCAGAATATAAAAATATTGATAGTGCAACCGGAAAGGCTGTAAAAGATACTATACAACTTTTAGATATTAATAAAGACGTTTCAGTATTAACTAACCCTTCAAGTACAACTAAACTGACAAACAAAGTAACATTAAGTATTACTGATAGTTACATTGAAACAGATGGATATGTCGACACTAAAAAAGTAAAAATTACAAATATTGATTCAGACGACGATGGTATGCCAGACAATCCAGTGGCCCACGAAGATGTCATTGATAATACAACTAATATTTTCTTTGTAAGTTATGACGATTATGATGGATACACATATTATAAAACAACAACAGGTGTAACGGCTGTTAGTTCGTTAACTAGTAATGGTTTAGAATACTTAACTACCGATAATTATTTTTATCTAAATGGAACTAAATTAACTAACGGTTCTGCTAACTCATATACAACAAGATATGGTGTAAGCGGAACTGCAATTTATAAATCATATATTGGCAGAGCATTTAACAGTACAAATAAATTTTACTTCCAATATAAACATTCTGCACCACGAAATCAAAGAATCGATCCTAGTGTATCGAATATTATGGAATTAATTATTTTACAGACAGACTATTATACAAATGTGTTTGACTGGTTTACATCCGGTGGAATGTTAACTGCATTTCCAATAGCACCAACATCACAAGAAATTAAAAATAATTTAATTGATTTAGAAAAATATAAATCAATTAGTGATCAACTTGTATATACATCAGCTTCATTTAAATTATTATTTGGTAGTACTGCTAACGAAGTTAATCAAGCTATTTTTAGAGTTGTTAAAGTACTAGGCTCAACTTATACAGATAATGAAATTAAAACAGAAGTAATTAAAGCAATTAATGCCTATTTTAGCATTACAAATTGGGACTTTGGAGATACTTTTTATTACAGTGAACTAGGCGCATTTATACATAGACAATTATCAACACAGATTTCTTCAGTTGTTATTGTGCCAACAGATGCTGAATCAAAATTTGGTGACTTATTTCAAATTAAAGCCGCAAGTAATGAATTGTTCTTTTCAACTGCATCAGTAGATGATGTTGAAATTGTTTCAGGCCTAACAGGTGCAAATTTAAGGTCAACTGGAGGAAATTAATAAATGGCTTACGATGATGAAATTAAATTCAATTCATCTAAATCAAACTCAAGCATAAGCGGGTCGGTTTCAACAACTGACGATAAAGCAAAAGCTATAAGTTTTTTACCAGAAGTTTTTCATACAGAAAAACTAAAAAACTTCTTTGACGGAACTGTTGAACAAGCATTTAGTAAAGCTAACGATATTAGAGTTACAGAATACATTGGTAGGAAATCTAATGTATACTATAGGCCATTTAAAGACAATTATAAAACTGAAGCAGTTAAAAATAGAAAAACATATCAATTAGAACCAGCTGGTGTTATTAAAGATCCTGATAGTAAAGAAATAAGAGATTCAGTTTTTTATAACGAAATATTAAATTATATAGATAGTGAAAATGGAAAAACAATTAATCAAAATAGATTATTTGAACAAAAATATTATACATTTTCAGCACCAATAGATTATGATAAGTTTTTAAATTATGAAAACTACTATTGGTACCCAAGTTTAGACTTAAACGTGCCTGCTATTGTTATAGGAGGTAATGTTGAGTTACTTGTGTCAGTTGCTAACTCAAATACATTTACATTAACATATTCAATTGTTACCAACGACATTGTAGAAGTTAACGGTGTAGCAACAGCAGATTATGAATCGACAGGTTTAAATTTATCATTTGCTAACAGTTCAATTAACATTGTGACTGGAGATGCAATTACTGTCAATCATAGAGTTGATCCTAACAATATTATTGGTTCAAAATCTTATACTTCTCCCAATGGTGTAACACTCAGCTCTGGTATGTTAATACAATTTAGTAATACATCCCTAGTCAACACAGATTATAAAGATAAAGATTATTTTGTTGAGGGTGTAGGTTCGAAAGAAGGTATCTCATTAATTGAAACGTCGGACGTTGAAACAGAATTATTTTTAAGTGATACATTTATACCGTGGGATAGAGCAGATACAGTAGGACTAACAAGTACAATTACAGGATTTGATGCTGAACGTTGGGATACTATTCCTGATGTTGCCGTCCCTGATTACATTACAATTAATAGAGGATGTACAGATAAAAACCCTTGGTCAAGAACTAATGGTTGGGTACACAAAGATAATATTACTGACTACAGAACTTTTCAAGAAGAAGTCGAAGTATATCATCCATATGATTCAATAACAACTGATATTCGAGGTTGGGATGGTGGTTATTTTGATTCTACTACTCTTTTACAAGAAACAACGTTCCAATTAGAACAATCTAGAAAAGGACAAAAACCAATTATAGAATTTAATAAAGATATTGAATTATACTCTTATGGTTCAGACCACGTTACTACTGTTGATGTTCTTGAATCAGCTGTAACTGTTAATGATATAGAAGGCACATCAACATATAGAGTTGATGATATTGTATTAGTTGATGGATTTAAAATTTTATTTATAAACCCAAACTTTGAAACTGAATTCGTTAATTGGGACGCTAATGCTGATCCTTGGGATTATGACAAAGACGGTGATGGTATACCAGATACTGGTTGGGATATTAAAGGTGCAGACTTTGATGTTTCTGGATCTGTTTGGGAAGTAAGTGGTGTTGGGTCATCAATAACTTTAACAAAAGTTTCAAATCTTCAAATAAAAGATAACGATAAAATTACAATTAGATTAGGGAAAATTAATGCTGGTAAAGAATACTACTGGACAGGCTATCAATGGAAACTAGCACAACAAAAAATAGGAATGAATCAAGCACCTAAATTTAATTTATATGACACCGATGGCATTGAATTAGGAAATACTAGTGTTTATAGTTCATCAACATTTACAGGAAATGAATTGTTTGGCTATACTATCGGTACTGGAACTAACGACGCAGATTTAGGCTTTCCATTAACTTATACTGATTATACTAGTCTTAGTACGATTCAATTTAAAAATTATTTAAACAGTGAAGCTAATGGTAAAGATGGTTTCAAATATTATAAACAATATAATTATAAAAATATATTACAAGATACATTTGAATATAAAATTATTGTACAACCTGCAAGTGACACTACAACAGGAAACAAATTTTATATAGATGAAATCGAACAAGAAAATCTAATTTTAATTAGAGGAAACAACTATATCTTTAATCTAGATGATAGTTCGGTTACATCGCGAGGATACTCAGACGCATATCATCCGTTCTTAATGAGTATTACAAAAAATGGTTCTCACGCAAGTGGCGTTTCATATAATACTGATGTAAAATATTTTCATAATAATATTGGAGTAACTGAAACAGTATTCCATAGTGCAACTTATGATGATGAAACAATAACAAAAAGAAAAATTGAATTTAAACCAACAGCAAGTACTCCAGATCAATTATATTATTATTGTAAAAATCATACTAATATGGGCGGTGGTATAAGAGTTGTTGATAACAATGTTAGTGTTTTATCTGATGGTACAATTATTAACTATAATAACGAATGGGCGCCTGTTATTACTAAATCAAAACAATGCTTAATGCAAGAATTTGATGTAGCTGATGAAATTAGCAATGATTTATTTTTACTTGAATCTATAATTGCTGGTGATGATACTGTTCGTGTGTTTATTAATAATGTTGAAAAATTACAAAATATAGATTATACAATTCGAGGTAATAAATTTATTCACTTAACAACACCAGCAATAGATACAGATCATATTTTAATTAAGTTTACGAGTTTTGACACACGAGATTTAACTAAAGCTTATTATGAAGTACCAAAAAATTTAACTAATAATGCATTAAATTCAGATGTTACAACATACGATTATGGAGATTTATTAAATCATTTTTCAAGTGGTATTGCAAATCAAAAAAATCTTACTGGATTGCCTTTAGGAAATAACAACTACAGAGACACTAAACAAGATTTATCATTAAGTGAAAATATTTTACAACACGATGCACCTTTTTTAAAATTAGCATCACACGTAAACAGCAATGATAGAGATATTATTAAATCTATAAGATTAGCAGAAACGGATTATGTAAGATTTAAATATAAACTTTTACACAAAACATTAGATATAGCAAGAAAAAATGATGTCTCATCTTGGACTGATACTAAACTAGTTGATACTATTTTATTAGATATTAATACTAATAAAAAACCAAATGAGAATTGGGCATATAGTTTAATGCTTTCATTTGGTGATACTAAACAAGTTTCTAATGTAACAATTACAACAACAAATAAAACCTGGACATCAGATACTTTAAATTGGACGATACAAGATTATCAAAATGTCTTAATAGATTCTTCTGCTGGCGGATTAGCAATATCTTATTCTTATAATCCAATATCTGATAAAGATTCAAAATCATTATATGTTTATAATAATGATAAAATGTTGCTAATAAATCACGATTATGTAATTGTTAATAAAGTAGATACTCGAATAATTTTTATAGGAAATAATAAACCAGATGTTGGTGATATTGTTAGAATAGAATATTTTGATAGTAAACAACCTGTGTTCATTCCACCTACACCATCAAAACTTGGTCTTTATCAATGTTTTACACCAAGTGAAGTTACTGATTCATTATCTTATAGTAGAGGCCCAACAACATTTATTCAAGGTCACGATGGTTCATTAAATAGAAAATTTAATGATGATAGGGATAGAGTATTACTAGAACTTGAAAAAAGAATTTTTAATGATATTGAAACAAGATTTGTTGATCCAGACTATATTGCTCCATTATCATATGAACAATTAGTTAGTAATCATTTTAATATAAAAGATTATTCATATTTAGAATTTAATCAAATATTTAGATCACACATTTATCGTTGGATGACATTTAATGATGTTGATTGGCAAAAAAACGAACCACTTCGTGTTAATGAACAAGATTGGAAAACTTGGAACTGGTCTGCAATTAAAAACATTAAAGATACAGATACACGGGGCCACTGGAGAGGAATATACAAAAGATTTTACGGTACTGATAGACCACATACCCATCCTTGGGAAATGTTAGGCTTTAGTATGAAACCTACTTGGTGGGACAGTAACTACTCTTGGACTGAGACAAATAAAAGAGAAAACTTATTAGATGACATTGACAACGGAATTATACGTGAAGGTAAAAGAAAAAACGTTACTGATTTATCTTACACAAAACAAAAAAATATATATCGTAGAGATGGGTTTAAATTATATCCACCTGTAGACCTTTATGGTAGATTACAAAGTCCAAAAGAAATAGGTCTTTGTACAGGTCTTCCTAATAGAGTTGAAGCTTTATTACATTGGAGTATAGGAGATATTGCTCCGGCAGAAAAAGCATTCTATAATAGTAGTTCTATGCCGTTTGCACTTTTATCAGCATTATTTGTAATGAAACCTACACAATTTACTGAACTAATGTTTGATACATTAAACATTGACAATAGTAATATAAGCAAATTACAAAAATACGACAAAAATACTGGTAAACGTCATACTAATAATATGTATGTTCATAGAGAAACTGCTAATGCCTCAATAGCTGTTGGTATTGGTTACCAACACTATGTTAGTGAAAGATTAATTAGCGAAAACAAAAAACCAGATATATTATATGGTGGTGTAATAAGAAATATTACTCCACAGTTAGCACATAAACAAGGTGCATTTATTGATTACGGTTCATACAAAGCACAGGCTGAAGCTTATTCTCCAACGTCAAAACGAACAGGAATTTATATACCTGATACAAATATTAATCACTTGTTACACATTTCTCCATCTGTACAAAATTCAAGTTATTCAGCTATTGTAATTGAAAAAACAGTACGTGGTTGGTCTGTACAAGGATATGACATTGGTAAAAATTATTTTAGATGTACAATTAGTGACCCAAATGGTCCAAATGCACCAGTACAAGTTGGTGGTTCATATCTTGATATTCCTTATTACCAACCAAATCAAACTCTTTCAGTTGATGAATATGTTTTATATGAAGGGGTTTATTACAAATGCAAAGAAACACACGTTACTAAAAATACATTTGATATAACTAAATTTGTATCAATATCTAAACCACCAATGCAAGGTGGAGCAACTGCAACATATCATAGAGCAGTTAAACGACAAGAAACTGTAGATTATGAATATGGTAAAGAATTTACAACAATACAAGAAGTATTTGATTTTATAGTTAACTATGGCAGATATTTAGAATCACAAGGTTGGATATTTGATTCAATAAACAACGATATACAAGAAACATATAACTGGTTATATTCTGCTAAAGAATTTTTATTCTGGACATTAGGTGACTGGCCTGTTGAAAGTATTTTAGCGATTTCTCCTGCGGCAAACAAAGTTAAATTTAAACCATTAAGAGGTATTGTTGCAAGTGTTGAAGATATTATTGGAAGCACATATTCTATTTTAGATAAACAAGGTAAACCAATTGATCCAAATACAACAACAGTTATTCGCGATGGCTCACAAATTCAAGTAACATCAGATGAAGGTAGACCAATATACTTTGTAAATTTATATGCTAGAGAGATAGAACATATTACAATATTTGATAATATTACAACATTTAAAGATGTAATTTATGACCCAGCGTTAGCTATTAGACAACCAAGATTAAAACAAACATTACTAAGAACTAATGATTGGAATGGTAAATTAGAAGCTAATGGTTACTTAATTAGTGTTAATAAAGGTATAGTATCAAATTTTGAAACATCAGCTAGTGACGTAACAACATATCTTAACGTTGATAAAACAACTAATAATGAAGAATTAAACAGAGCAGGTTTACATACAATTGGATTCCAAAGCAGAGAAAGTTTAGAAAACTTAGAAATTGTTGACGAAAGCCAAACTAGATTCTATCAAGGATTTATAAGACAAAAAGGTTCTAGGAATGCAATTGATAAAATTTTAAGAACTGATGTTATTAGTGAAAGACAAGAAATTAATCTTTATGAACACTATGCATTTAAAGTAGGTGAGTTTGGTGGTACAGAAATTAATCAGTCTATGGAATTTAGACTTGACCCAACTAAAATCAAAACTAACCCGCAAGTAATTTCATTTTTACCAAATATCGATTTAGCAATTACTACTGATATTGACTCAGATGACATTATAACAATTGACGCTGATGATAGTTTAAATTGGACTAAAAAACCAACTGGTTCAAAATATATATCGACAATATGGCCAACTAGGACAGAATCATTTGATTTACCAACTGCTGGTTATGTACATATTTCTGATACTGATTACCAAGCATTAACAAAAGCAAACTTAAAAACACAATATGGTAATACAGTATCAAGTAACTTAGATGTTGATTTAGGATCTACAAATTGGGTAGCAAAAGATGATAATGGCGATTGGAATATATACAGGTTATCAAATACAAATCACGGAATTGAAAATGTTGAAACATTAAATCCGTTAACAATATCAATGAACGAGTCTAGTGGAAAACTAGTAACAGTAGCAAACACTAGTATTGATGCTGTAATACCAAATAACAAAAGTTCAAATGTAAGTACAATTACAACAGAAACTTATGGAACAAAAACATTTCAATTATCATTAACAGATCAATCAATTACACAAACTATTAACTTCACAGACTTTGGTGGATCTAATGCAAATATTTCTGTAGCTAATGTTGCCGACGGTGTGTCACAAATGATAGTAACAACTGGCGGATCAGATTATAATATTGCAGACGTAATTAGTGTAGATGGTTCAGGTGGATCATCAGCAACTGGTACTGTAACAACAGTATCAACTGTAGGTGTAAGTAGCCTATCACTTACAGATGGCGGTTCGCTTTATACAGCAACACCAATAATTACAATTACACCTAATGCAAATGATTCAAACTTACAAAATATTAATGCCGCTACGGCAACTGCTACATTAACAGGAGATGCTGTAACTAATATTAATTTAACTAGTGCAGGAACTGGTTATACAAAAACACCAGTCGTAACTATTACTAGAGATGGTTCTGATACAACTGGTACTGGAGCAACTGCAACTGCAACAATAGGCACAGCAGGAGCTATTACAGAAATTGCATTATCAAACCCAGGTGGCGGTTTTTATGCTGAACCGGGAAATATTTCTATTAAAACTGAAGGAGTAGACTCGTCTGGTACAAGTGCGGTAATTAGAATAAAAGGAAATAATCCTACATACAGAATTGAAACAACATTAACTAATGCAGGTACACCATTTGTTTATGGAGAAACTATAACACAAAATAATACTAGTGCAACTGGAAAAGTTGTAAATGTTTATACTAATGGTACAGCAACAGTTTTACATATCTATGATGATACAAATACATTTGATACTGGTAATCATATTATCGGCGGCACATCAGGAGCATCGGCAACTACCACTCATACAATAACTGCTTTATCAGGATCACAATATGGTGATACAACATTTGGTGCAATATTAAATTTAGCAATCAATGATAGTGGAACAAATTATGTTTCGCCAACAATAACAGTCTCAGGAGATGCACCAGCAACTGGTATTGTTAGTGCAACATCAGGAATTGTTGATCAAGCTTATATTACTAATGGTAGCTACGGATATAGAAAAGAATTTTCAGATAATCCAACTATTTCTATAACTATTAAAGATACAATTACTTTTAGCGATAACAAATATATTGATTTTGCTGACAAACTATTAAAACCTGATACATTATCTAATGTAACAGTTACAATTGATCCTCTCCAAGGCCACGCAGAGTTTGATGGTACATCACCTGAATTTTCTCTTGGACCTACTGCAACACCTACTAGTATTATTTCAGGTCAAAGTTTATCTGCTAATGCTACAATATCTTCATTTGGTGCAAATATTACTGATAGAGCTAATGCTACAATAAGATTAAGTTTTGCTACTACTGGTGCTACAACTGGTAATGCTACAATTACTATAAATTATAAAAAAGCACTTTACAATGTTTTTGACTTGCCAGTAAATGACGTTGTATCTCCAACAATAGCAACAGCATATACAGATAGTTTCTTTGACGGTACAAATAATCATCCTTTATATGTTTATAAAGATGTAAGATTAGCAACTAGAAATAGTGGAATTGACTCAGCTAATATTGGTACTAATTTACCAGCAACTGTAAATGACTTTGTATCAAATGTATGTTCAACTGTTTCATTTGTTGAAGGAGATAAAATTTGGATAGACAATGGTGGAGACAATTATTGGTACACAATGACAAAAACTGCTAATGCATCTATTAAAACTAACTATGAGGAATTAGCATTTAATAAAGGTGTGTCAACTAAAGGTCCAATAACAAGTTTAACTGTAACAGGTGTTGGTGGCGGATATTTACTTGCACCAACAGTAACATTTACACCACGTGTCGGTGATACAACTGGTTCAGGTGCAACTGCAACTACAAAACTTGATATTATATTAACAACTTTTGCAGGAATAACAGTAGTAACAGGCGAAACAATTACTCAAGCTACAACAGGAGCCTCAGGCACAGTAGTTGCTGGAGTAACTAATGCAACATCAGTAACATTAAAAGATGTAAACAATACAGCATTTGACCTTAATAAAAATAATAATTATAATCTTACTGGATCAACTAGTGGAGGATTAGGCACTTACTTAACAAATGCACGTGGTAACCTTGCTCAAATAGATGGTGTTACTTTAACAGATGGTGGAGATAATTATCAGTTTGTACCTACTATTACAATTACAGCTCACGCAGATGATCCAAATAATCCAAGTTCTGCAAATTATCTAGAGCCAGAGGATAGACATTCAGGTACATACCATATAACACCGGCAGTAGTTACATCAGCTGGAACTAATATAGGAAGTATTACTATTGGAAGTGATTCTTGGATTATACACTCTGATGTTGATTATACAGTAGCAAATGCAACAATTAGACAACAAGTCTTTGATGGATCTGTTAGAACAAACAAAGATAATTTACAAATTGATACAAAGTTATTTTCACAATCAAAATTAACTTTAATTGATACAAACGATTATACAAATGAAGTACCATTTGAAGTTATTGATCCTATTAAAAATTTATTACCAGGGGTGGCTCAAAGTGAATTAAATTATATTACACAATCTGATCCTGCTGTTTATACTAACCATTCAAATACAGATAGGGTTAGTATTAATTCTCCTTGGGAAACTGATAATGTTGGCTTAACTTGGTGGGATACGTCAACTGCTAGATATATTGAATATGAGAACTTTAGTAATGAGTATCGTCAAAACAACTGGGGTAAATTATTTCCAGGGTCAACAATTGACATTTATGAATGGACCGAAAGTTCAGACTTGCCAACAAATTATACAGGTGATGGCATAGTAGCAAACACTACAAACTACAGTACTATTAGTAAAACAAGTAAAGAAGGATTTGTATCTACAAAATATTACTTCTGGGTAAAAAATAAAACAATTCCACCTAGAGGAACTACACCAAATGCAAGATATAGATTACTATCTACAACTACTATAAGTCGATTAATTAAAAACCCAACTGCTTATGGCATTAATTGGTATGCACCAATATCAAAAAATTCATTAGCTATTTCTAATGCAACAAGACACATTACAACAGATTCAGTATTTAAATTAAATTATAGAAAAGTAGATAAAGATATACCAATACATAAACAATGGATTATGATTAAAGAGAACGATCCAGATACAATAGTTGATCAAAAGATTTGGAATAAATTCACTGATTCATTATCTGGAAAAGATGCAGACGGAAAAGCTGTGCCAGACACAACAATTTTAAGCAAATATTCACAATATGGTAATAATGTAAGACCTAGACAGACTTGGTTTAAAGATATTCAAAAAGCGAGAAGAATATTTGCATACACATTAAACAATATATTAAAAGAAACTAACTTAGATGTAAATTATCCGGAATGGGAAAATACATTAACAGATCAAACATTATATAATAAATCAAACTACTATGTTGAAGGTTATGACGATAGCATTATTGTAGATAGAATATTTGATTATAAAGCAAATATTGATACTTCTACATTAAAAGATTATGATGTAATTAAAGTTAATTACGATTACAATAGTAAATGGGCAATCTATGTATATGGTGACAGAGATATTGTATTAAATGGACAGGCTCCGGTTGCAACTGCAAATCTTGACTTTACGGCAGGTACGGCTACAACAACAACTGGTGTATATACGGCAAAAACTAAAACATCATCAGATGTTACTACAAGCGAAGTAAGTGTATACTCAGGTGTAGCAGACAATCCTGAACTTGTAGTAATTGCTAACCAAACATCTACAGCTCAATTAGATAATAAATTTTGGACAACAACAGATGACATAGCAACTGGTATAAGAGACTTAATGAGTGTATTATACAACTATCTATTTTTAGGATCGCAAAAAATAAATCTAAATACATTATTGTTTTCGGCAGTTAACTTTATTTTTGAAGAACAAGATAACATCGATTGGATTATTAAGACAACATACTTTGATGCTATACAAAAAGATTTATCACTACAACAAGCAGTTTCGTATGCACCTGATACATTTGAATACGTTAAAGATTATATTAACGAAGCTAAACCATATCACTCTAAATTAATTAACTATGTTAGTAAAAAACAAACACCTGTTGAAAATGCTAATGTTAATATAATTGAAACTAGATCAGGTAAAGAAACAGTAGTGTTTGATAGAATTAGTAAAAATATAGAACTAGTTACAGAAAATCATCCTGATGGTGACACTCATACTACTTGGGATGAAACTGCTGGTGCTTATACATCAAAAATAGTACAAGTGTTTAGCGATGATACAACTCAGTTAATTGAATTAATGAAAAAGAAAACAAGTGCGGCTATTACTAAAGACGGTGGCGGAGGTGATTTAACTTATGGTGAAACAAATAGTTCAATTGAAAGAATAGCGGCATATCATTTCTCAGAGCAATTGGCGGCATTAGATACAACATCAGAAGAACAAGTTATCGAATTTATGAGACAGTTAAGAACTCAATTATCTCCATTTAAAGATATTGATTTTAACTCAATGATCTCCGGTGGCTTTGCTACTGCAACAGATTTTAATATTTCAAAATATGCTGATAACGAAGATATTGAAAGTTTAGGTTTTGAAATTTCAAATTGGGACGTAGGTTTAAAATGGGATGAAGCGGCGGCACAAAACTTCTTTACTTCATTATTCCAAACTGCAATTTACTGGCAGGCTGGTACAACGTATACACCAAATATAGCTATAGATAGTACTGATACAATTACATCAGCTAACTTTGTGAAGTATAATAATATTAGTCACTTTCCTGCTTGGAGTAATATAACAGAATATAAAGTTAAAGATGTTGTTCAATATAATGGAAAAATTTATAGATGTAATGTTCAACATAAAAACTTACAAAATGAAAGTGGTTTACAAAATTCTAGATGGGATTTAATTGAAGAATATATCTATTATGCAAATGTCGATCATACAAGTACATCAAATTTTGTAACAGACTATACTGATGGAAAATGGAATTTAGTTGTAACTAAACTTGATGGTGCAGGTTTCTTAAGACCATTGCAAGAAGATAGACCAGAAGAACAATTCTTAATGCAAATGAAAGAAACTTTAAAAATTACAGTTGTAACTTATGAAGAAACAGCAATGGATATAGCAGATATTGATAGTGATGGTAATACAACAGAAACTATGGGTTATGGTGATCAATATGCATTTAGAATCTTTTATGGTAATGATAACCAAGCACAATATAAAAGATTACCATTAGTTTGTGAAACAAATTTAACTGCTAATATTGGTACAAGTATTAATGAATTAACAGTTAGTAACGCACAAATATTATATTCAAGTGTAAGTGTTCCAGACCCAGATACAAATTATGATTCAAGTGGCAATCCAACAACACCAATTATTGGAACAATACCTGAAATTGTAACAGGAGCAATTAATGAACTTAATCCTGGTTATATATGGATTGGTGATGAATTAATTGAATATAGTGAAGTAAATGGTAATACTTTGAAAAAATTACGTAGAGGTATTTTAGGTACACCTATTATATCTCATACTACAACTGATGTTATACACTCTGCAAGTTCACAACACGATATACCAAATGCATCAGAATCGGCTAGATGGTCAGCATATGATCCAGCTGGTACTAAATTAGTTGATAAAACTATACAAGCAAATTGGGATGCCGTTGCATTTGATTCAGCAGAATGGGATTTAGCTAATCTAGATCCTACAGAACAAGCTGTCTTTATAAGAGCTGGCGGATTAAGTAACTTTACACTACATAATACAACATACGTACAACCAGGATATGTTACTCCAGATGGAGATAAAACTGGGTACTTTAATGAGGAATAAATATTGTTATGGCACTAGGAAATATTACATTACGATCAACTTCAAGCTCTTCAGTAGTTAATCTGAAAGCTAACGTAGATGCGTCTATTGACATTGTTAATAGACCATTAACTCACGAAGAAGTTGACTTAAACTTTTTAGAAATCGGTGAATCTGTAAAAGCAAATTTAATATCAAACTACACTACAAGTGATTTAGCAGAAGGCACAAGATTATATTATACTGACGCTAGAGTAGGTACTTACTTGTCAGGAACAGCAAAATTTAGTGATATATCAAATATTGATAGTGCAACTGCTTCAGATGATAGATTCCACATATATTATGACCACAGTACAACAAGTCTTAAATTTGGTCAAATGACAAATACAGATTACTTGCCAGAAGGCTCAACAAACCTTTATTATACAGATGCAAGATGGGATACAAGATTATCAGCTAAAACAACTTCAAATTTAGCTGAAGGTACTAACCTTTATTATACAGATGCAAGATGGGATACAAGACTTGGAACGAAGTCAACAACAGATTTAACTGAAGGTACAAATTTATATTATACTACAGCAAGAGCAAATACAGATATAGATGCCAGAGTTGCAACTACTTCTATTAATGTTTTATCAGATGTAGATACAACTGGCGTAGCAAATAATAAAATTTTAAAACATAATGGTACCAATTGGATAATATCAGATTTAGTAACGTCAACATTAACAGGATTAACAGATACAACTCTTACTGCACCAAGCAATGGTGAAGTTTTAAAATATAATGGAAGTGCTTGGGTTAATGCGGCAGATACCGATACTGATTTTGATGGTGACTTAAAAGCAACTACATTAACAAGTTCAACTGGTGATATTAATGTTGCAACTTATACAGATAGAAATGTTATTTTAGATTTAAATGCTAACGCAAGTATCGTAGCAAATGCCAATACAGCAGTTGGTGATGTTATATCATCTGCTTATTTGAATACAGCTACTGATATTAATGCGGCTATTAATATGAGTGACTTTACAATTAAAGGTGACTTGTTAAGAGGCTTGAATATTTTAAATAATTCAAACAATGCAAATGTAACTAATGTAGGTGTTAATTTAAGTAACTATCATTACAATCAAGATGGTTACTCATCATTTAATATTAGTTTATTTGATGATACCCACTCATTACACGACTCTTATATGACAGCAAGTCAAAATGCTTGGCAATGGCAATTCAAACCTACAAACACGGCAGAAGATGCTACCGGGGAAACTAGAGTGGCAATTTTTGCAGGTGATACAAGAGGAAAAATTATTCACGATAACAGAGCATATGATAATAAAAGAAGATATAGTGTTCCACTAACTGATGCAGAAGCTTATGGTTATATTGATACAGAACACAGAGGAAAAAATTTTACAATTACAGCAACAGATAATATTAAACTAATGCCTGCAGGAATGACAGAAGTTGGTCTTGGTATTGCTGGATTTCCTGCTGTAACACAACCTAGGTTAACTCATTATGCACAAGCTTCTTCGTCGACAGGAGCTGACAATACTAAAAGTCATTATGCTGACGGATATCACCAAAAAATTACATTATCAGAAAACGTTGATGCTGATCAAAGAAAACAAGGTATCCAATTAGATACTGAATTTGATTTAGCTGGATATACTTTTGGTGCAGATAATTCAACTAGTGTATATAGACATCTTGGTAACTTTGATTGGGTTCGTCCAATAAACTCGGGATCCGCTACAACTTTTTCAGGTGTGACTGGAAGAAACACAACAACATATATTGACGGTACACAAAATTTAACTGGAGAAAAATTAATCGGCCTTAGAACTCAGGCATATATAGAAGATGCATCATCTACTGTAACTAATTTAATGGGCTTACACGTATCAACAGCCGTTTGGGCTGGTACAGCCACAAATAAATATTCAATTTACGCACCAGAGTCAGATGACAAGGCATACTTTGCAGGTCAAATTATAACAGGTGCAATTACATTACCAAACACAGATGGTACAGCAAATCAAGTTTTAACAACAGATGGTGCTGGTACAGTTACTTGGCAATCAGAAACAATCACTCTTGCAACACTAAAAACAGAAGTTGCGGCTTCAACAGATTTTGCAGATTTCCAAACAAGGATAGCGGGATTATAAAAATGAATTATAAATATAATATAACCCAACTTTACCTTGACAATAAATATGTTTATAAAGTATAATAGGAAAAAATATGTCAGATAATAACGTACAAAAACCAGATGAGACCGGAACTGTTAAAATAGAAGGTCACATTTTAATTAAAGACAAGAATACTGGAGAGGTATTAGTTGACCAAAAGAATGCAATTCACTTTGGTAATATGGCTTATGTGATAGCATCAGCTTTAAGTTATCATACGTTAAATGACTCAGGAATTTATTGGATGGGCTTTGGTAATGGCGGATCTGATATTTTATCAACAGGTAGTATCAAATACAAAAGTACAAATACAGGTACTACAAAAGATAATTCATCAGATTTATATAACAGAACATACCAAAAAGTTGTAGCTAAACCATCAGGTGTTAGTACTACAGCGGCCACAGATCCAGACAACAATATTGAAATTTTGCCTTCAACTGGTGCATATACTGACTTAAAAGTTAAATGCACACTAGATTTCGGTGAACCAGCAGGGCAAGACGCTTCAGATTCAGCTACAGCAGATACTGATTTTGTATTTGATGAGCTAGGATTATTTGGTTATTATCAAGATACAACTAATGGTACATTGGATCATAGCCAGGCTTTAATGTTATCGCACGTGATTTTTCACCCGGTACAAAAAAGCACAAATAGACAAATAGAAATAGTGTATACAGTAAGAGTACAAATGCAATAAAGGAAAACTTAATTTTATGCATATAACACCGGTTTTAACTAAACTACGCATAAATAGAAATAGGAGCAATTAATATGTCATATACAATTAATAATACAAGAGGCACAGTTGTTACCACAGTTACACCGGGTACTACTCAGGTTGTAGGTGGCGTAACACTAATTGGAAAAAATTACACAGGATACGGTGAACTTATCGCTGAAGATTTTGTTCATATGCTTGAAAATCAAGCAAATTCAACGTCACCGTCATCACCATTAACAGGTCAATTATGGTATGATACAGGAGAAAGTACATTAAAAGCATACGATGGTACTGCTTGGGATAGATTAAATGTATCAGTAAGCTCTAGTGCACCAAGTTCTGCTACAGCAGGAACACTTTGGTTGGACAATACAGCAGACGAAATTTTAAAAATTTACGATGGTGCCGCTTGGGTATCTACTGCAATGGCGTCGAGCAATACTAGATCGACAGCAGTTACTATAAAAGTTGGGAACAACTCTTGGGTATCAACAGCAGTTAGAAAAGCAGGCCATACATCAAATTCTCACGTAGACGTAGATATTACAGCAGTTGTTGGAAAAACACAAGCAGGAGTAGATAGTGTTATCGCTGTCTTTTCACCAGCATCATTTGATATTAGTACACAAACAACGAATTATAATGTTAATGGTACATTAGAATACGATATATATGAAAACTTTAGTGTAACTACAGCAGGGGCATCCGCAACAGGTTCGCTACAAGCTGGTATGAACATTAGAGACGGATTCTTAGATGCTACAGCATCAGCTCCATTATCAGATGAAACGTTAGCACTTCAAGACGCAAACAATTCATCTACAACATATAATTCAGATGAAATAATGATTTTAACAAAAACTACTACACAGGCACACGCAGGTAAATTAGAACCTACGTCGAATGCTTCAGTTGATTTAGGATCAACAACCAAACGGTATGCAACCATATATGGTGTATCAACTTCAGCCCAATATTCAGATATAGCTGAAAGATTCGCTTCAGATGGTGCAATGGACCCAGGAACAATTGTTGCTTTAGGTGGTGTAGAAGAAATTACAAAAACTGCCACTAGGGCAGATGAAAACGTATTTGGCGTTATCTCTGACAAACCAGCATTCAGAATGAATGATGGCGCAGGGGATAATGCTACTCACCCATTTGTTGCATTTTCTGGAAGGGTTGAATGCAATATTCAAGGCCCTGTAACAAAAGGTGATAGATTGGTTAGCAGTGACATTCCAGGTGTAGCTGTCAAAGCCGATCCAAACGACAACTGGAAAGCTACCTTTGGTAGAGCTCTAGTTGACAAGAAAACCGACAATGTTGGAAAAATAACTATTGCAATAGGAGTGAAATAAAATGGCTTATCAACAAGGCGATACAATTACAGCGGCGGACTTTAACAATTTCGCGGCAAATGTGAATACCGTGATTGGTACCGGCTCGGGAGATAAAGGATACGGCTTATCGGAAGTTTCAACAGTAGCGGCAGGTAATACTATAACTGCTGTTCAATGGAACTCTTTACTTTCTGGCTTACAAAAAGCGGCCAATCACCAAGGAACAACATTAACAAATGCATCAAATACAGTAACAACGAGTGGAAACGTTCTACCGTTGTCAAATTTGGGAGCAGATGTCACATTAATCGATACTAACAGAGGAACAGCGGCTGGCGCCAATTTGTCAACTGGTGTAGCTGGTACAACATCTACAAGATCAACATCTTGGAGTGGTACTATTACACATACGTTTACTGTTAACTTCGGTTCATCGAATGCGGCTAGACACTTTTTTAATTCAGGTGGAAAAATCCATCTAGTGTTTGCACAGGCTAACGGTGCGGCAACGGCTCAAAATACAGCTTGGTCTGACTTATGTTCAGGCTTAGGAACTGTAACTTTAGATGCAACTGATACAACAAAAACTGGCGGAACATACGGTACTAACACAGCGATTGGTTACAGAGATTTAACAGGTACAAACCAAACGATTATGTCAGCACCAATTGGTTCAGGTGATTATACAGCGAACGATATTCTTATCCAAGCTAAAACAGATGGGTCTGGATTACTTACTTTCCAAGCTGATCTGAACGATGATCACGCGGCAGAAACAGGCACCTACACTGGTGGCGGTTTAGGTACTGCACCAAATGAAGGAAATGCTTGGACAGGAACAGATGCAGTAGATGGAGATATTTCGTCTACAATAACATTTGATAAAGCGGACAATGCCTCATACGTACAAGTGGCTAGTCCATCTTTTTCAAATATTGCGAACCTTTAATATTATATAATATTGTTAACTTATTAGTTGACTTAATAAGCCCTCTAGTGTATTATTATAACACTGGAGGGTTTTTTTATGACCGATCAAAGACTAGAAAATGCACTGGAATTTGCCAATTATAGAGCAACATTGGCTAACCAAAAAGCAAAACTAAAAGATAGATGTGAAGCACAACTAAACTATGCATACAATGGTGGTATCTTTCATATTAGTGAATCATTAATTTCATTTGTTGATTCATTTTATAGACAAGGTAAAAAATCAATGATTATGCTAGATTCAAATAAAACACCTGTTGATATTGAAGACGTACAAGAATTTTATAATCAAATTACAACTAGATGGTTTGAATCTGTTAATGAATATCACAGACAACATAACGAGTTAGCAAATAAAAGAAAAGTTCATACTCTAATAGATTAATTTTTATGTCTACTGGGGTTCTTTTTTACGTACATAATAATCGTCATATTGATTATGGAAAAATAGCTTTAGCCAATAGCTGTTTAATCAAAAAACATATGAAGAACAATTCTGTAACTATTGTTACAGATACTGGTACAATCAACTGGCTGTATAAAGCATTTGACAAAGATTTTGTTGATAGCAAAATAGATAATATTATAGTTGCTAAAAGAAATAATACACGAAATATAAGAAGATTTTACGATACTCGATATTCTAAACAAGTTGAAACATTTTATAATATTGATAGATTTAATTCTTATAACTATTCCCCATATGATGAAACATTAATATTAGATGTCGATTATATGATTTGTAATAATCAATTTGATATGTGTTGGGAATTAGATTATGATATACAAATTAATAAAGATTCAAAAGATATTTTATCAACAAGACATTATGACGAGTTTAAAAGAATAGGTGAACAATCAATTGATTTCTATTGGGCTACCGCAGTATTTTTTAGAAAAACTAAAGAAGCAGAAATACTATTTAATCTAGTTAATCACGTACAACAAAATTATCAATATTATAAATTACTTTATGGTTTTGAAGCACCAACATTTCGTAATGATTTTGCATTTAGTATAGCTATACATCTTTTAAATGGAATGGGAAATAATAATTTTATTAAACCATTACCAGTTCCATTTTTACAACACTCACACGGCTTTGATGATTTTGTTGACGTGAATGGAACTAAATTTAAATTTTTATTAGAAAAACCAAACAACCCTGGAGATTACTTACTATGTTCAACTGAAGATACAAACGTACATATTATGAATAAATTTGCATTAAACAGATTGTCAGACAAGATTATTAAGGAGAACAAATAATGTTTAGTATTAGTAGTCACCAAACATATCTTTTTCCGTGTATTGGTATATGTAGCATTGACAAAGAAAGTGGTTATTGTATGGGATGTAGCCGTACTGAAGAAGAAGTATACAAATGGGAAGATAAAAATACTTCTGATAAATGGAAAAAAAACTTATTAGAAGAATTAAAAACAAGATGAACATAGAGGAAATTCGAGAAATATTAAAAGATATAAAATGGAGTACGTGGGTAGTTCCATTTGAATTAATTAAACCATATATTATATTATTATTATGTGTATTATTTGTTTTTCCGTTGATTATAGGTTTACGATTTTCATTACTTGGATATGCTATGAATTATTTTTGGTTTGATTATATGTTTTTTATGTGGTATAAAGCAAAAGTAGTTAAACAAATAGAATGGGAAAGACGACAAAAGCGAAAAGAATTTAGAGATGATTAGTAATTTAAAAATGTACGATAAAGTTTCAAGAGTTATTCCTGAAGTAGAATGGCAATTCCACGAACCTTATATTTCTAGTATTAATAGATTAAAGAAACAAAAGAATGCAATTATTCTTGCTCACAATTATCAAACACCAGAAATATATCATTGTGTTGCAGACATAGTTGGAGACTCTTTAAAGTTAGCTATAGAATCAAAAAAAGCTAAAGCAAATACTATTATAATGTGTGGTGTAACTTTTATGGCCGAAACAGCCAAGTTAATGAGTCCTAACAAAACTGTTTTAATACCAGATGCAAGAGCTGGTTGTTCATTATCAGAATCAATTACAGGTAGAGATGTACGTTTATTAAAACAAAAATATCCAGGTGTACCAGTAGTAACTTATGTAAACACATCTGCTGATGTTAAAGCAGAAACAGATATATGTTGCACATCAGGTAACGCAGTAGAAATTATAGAATCATTAGGTGTTGATAAAGTTATTTTTCTTCCAGATGAATACCTTGCAAAAAATGTTGCCGCACAAACAAAAGTAAAAATTATTTCGTGGCACGGAAAATGTATGGTTCACGAAAGATTTACAGCACAAGAGATTAGAGAATATAGAGAAAACAATCCAGGTATAACTATTTTAGCTCATCCAGAATGTCCACCAGAAGTTATTGCTGAAGTAGATTTTACAGGATCAACATCTAAGATGAGTAATTATGTTAAAGAAAAACAACCTGCAAAAGTTCTTATGGTTACAGAATGTTCTATGAGTGATAATGTATCAATTGAGAACCCTGATGTAGAATTTGTTAGACCTTGTAATTTGTGTCCACATATGAAAAAAATAACTTTACCAAGTATATTACGATCATTAATGTTGAATATTCACGAAGTAAAAATAGGTCATAACATAATGACAAAAGCAAAACGTCCTATAGAAAGAATGATATATGGAATATAAACAACAAATGGACGATATGATTAACGTTATTAATCAACACGCCACAAGTTATGCAGGAGGCAAAAAAATTAGTCGTAGAGTTGAGTATGCATTAGAGCAAACACCTAGACATAAGTTTGTTGAAAATTTAGTAGGAATGATAGATCCAATAGATCCATATGAAGATAATCCGATTCAAATTGGTTATGAGCAAACAATTTCACAACCTTTTATTGTAGCATATATGACAGAGATGTTAGAGATACAACCATTGCATAAAGTATTAGAAATTGGTATGGGGTCTGGTTATCAGGCGGCCGTGCTATCTGAATTAGCAGAGGAAATTTATACAGTTGAAAGAATTCCAGAGTTGGCACAAAGAACAAAACAATTATTTGAAACATTAAAAGATTATGAAAGTATTAAAGTAAAAGTCGGTAATGGAGTTGAAGGCTGGAAAGAACACGCACCATATGATAGAATTATTGTAACAGCAATGGCTAATGCGATGCCAAATGAATTAGCAAAGCAATTAGTAGATGGTGGAAAAATGATTGTACCTATTGAAGGTAAGTTATTATTAATAACAAAGAAAAAAGAAATTGCTGGTGTACCAGTTTTAGAACAAAAAAATTTAATAGGAGTAAGGTTTGTACCATTAATAGACAATGATAGTAACAAATAAATGAAAAAAGGTTATCTAGTAATAGCACAAAATAGTAATTACGATTATGTTCGTATGGCATACGCACTAGCTTTGAGTATTACTAACACACAAAAATCTGTTAGGCGTATTAGTATTGCAGTTGATAAAAACACTATCGTTCCAGACAAGTACAAAACTGTATTTGATGAAATAATAAAAATTCCATTTACTGATGATGCTGAATTGGCTGACTGGAAAATTAATAATAAATGGAAATACTATTATATGACACCATATGATCATACAGTTATATTAGATACTGATATGTTATTTTTAAGTGATATTGGGCATTGGTGGGAATATTTTACAAGCAGAGCAATGACATCAACTTGTAAAATTAAAACTTATAGAAATGAACTAGCTAACAATAGTCCCAATAGACAAACTTTTTTAGCAAATAAACTACCTAACATATATACAGCATTTTTTCATTTTAATAAAAATAGTGATTTAACTGAAGAATATTTTAAATTAATTCAACATATTTTTAGAAACTATGATACATTTAAAGAAGACTTCTTAGTTCCACCAAGACAAACCTTTTTAAGTGCTGATGTAGTATATGCTTTGGCTGGAAAATTGTTAGGTATTGAAGATGAAATGTGCAACAAACATTTAGAATATCCTACATTTACACATATGAAATCTAATGTGCAAGGCTGGGGACCAGGATATTCTAAACATTGGACTAAACATATTGGTGCATATTTTTCAAAAAACTGTGAATTAAAAATAGGTAATTATATACAAAAGCTACCATTTCATTATCAAGATAAAAAATTTTTAACCGATGAAATAATAGTAAAATTAGAAAAGAAGATTGGGTTATGATAAAAGAAAAAAGATATGTTTTGTTTGATTTAGAAACACGTGATATAAAAGGTATAATGCGTAATCAACCTGCATTATCAGAAACATATTTTGAAATTGACTATCCTGATGTTGAAGATTTTATAACAAATACTAAAAATGTTGTAAATTATTACATAGATAAAGATATAAAACAAAGTAAATACTCAATAAAATTAAAGAAAACTGATATATCTGTAAAGTTAATAGATGATCGATTATTCAAAATACCTAAAGCTGAAAGCGGTGATGTAATGATTGAAAACAATACAAAAGAACAAAAAATGGTTATTAAGTTTGAAGAGGCATTTAGGTCTTACTTATTAAAAAAATATAAGATAAACAAAGAAACAAAAATTAAAAACATTAATGTAGAAGGTCAACAATTTTTAGATTTTATTTTGTGTTATGATGCTGACCCGCATAATTTAATACATTATGCACGTATTCCAGTTTTATATTTGTTAATGAATAATAAAGCAGATGTTTTGTATAAGACAGAACATACAAATCATTGCGTCTATACAAAAAGAATATACGACGACTATTGCTATAAGGAAATAGAGTATGAGTAAAATAATTGACGTAACTGATATTGATATCTTTTATATTAGTTTCGACGAACCAAATATGGAAGAGAATTGGGCAGATTTAAAAACAAAATGCCCGTGGGCAAAAAGAACACACGGAATATTAGGATCGGATGCCGCTCATAAAGAGTGTGCCAAAAATGCTGAAACTGATAGATTTATTTCTGTTGATGGAGACAATATTGTTGATCCACAGTTCTTTGATCAAGTAATTGACTTTAGACAAGCAGATGTTAAATTAGAAACTTCTGTGATTAGTTGGTGCGGAAAAAATTCTATAAATGGATTAATATATGGTAATGGTGGATTAAAATGTTGGCCAGTTCAATATGTATTAGATATGAAAACACACGAAGCCGCCGTTGATGAAAGATCAAAAGTAGATTTTTGTTGGGACTTAAATTATATACAAATGAATGATGCATATAGTTTAGTAATGAACAACGATACACCTTATCAGGCATACAGAGCAGGATTTAGAGAAGGTGTTAAAATGAGTTTGGATAGAGGATTAAAAGTCGACCCAGATAATTTTGAAGCAAGTATACACGATAAAAACTTTCATAGATTATTAACTTGGTGCAATATAGGTAGAGATGTTACTAATGGATTATGGGCTATGTATGGAGCAAGACTAGGTTGCTACTTAACTAATTTAGATTCAACATTTGACTTTGTTAATGTACGAGATTTTGAATGGCATACAAAATACTTTAATGAAGAAATAATGCCAAAATTCGAAGGGGAAGATGAATATTGTATTAAATCTAAATATCATTGGAACTACGAAAAATTACTTAAAGAAACATTATATTTAGGTGACCAGTTACGTAAAAAATTAAATATTCCAGTTGCAGAATTAGATGCAGAAGGTTCTACGTTCTTTAAAAAAGTATATTGGAACCCTCCGAGAATGGGTAACCTGGTTACTGAAAAAGACTCTGAAGGAAGGATAACTTATAAAACAATCAATGGCTAATATTATTTTTTATATTATATTCGTACCAATATGTATAATACTTGTCTTGGCAGTAGTGCTATGGGCTTTTATTGTAACTAGTTGTTGCCAAATTTGGCATTGGATTAAATCAATTTTTAAAAAAAATGACAGATGAAGTTAAAAAAATCAAGCAGACTAGAGATCAGCTTAATGCTGTATCGCCATCCTTCTGTTTAGCAAAATGGTACCAATCAACAATACATTTACAATATGGACATACACATAGTTGTCATCACCCAAGAACACACCAAGTTCCTTTAAATGAACTTAAATCAAATTCTAGTGCATTACATAATACAGAATATAAAAAATCACAAAGACAACTTATGCTTAAAGGAGTAAGACCTCCTGAATGTCAATACTGCTGGAACGTTGAAGATTTAGGTACAGAACATTATAGTGATAGAAGTTCTAAATCACACGAATCGTGGGCAAAACCTTTTTTAAATGAAACAGCAAAAATGGATGGCAATGAAAATGTAAATCCAACTTATGTTGAAATAAGTTTTAGTAATGTTTGTAATTTTAAATGTGCATATTGCTCTCCAGCATTTAGTAGTTCGTGGATGGAAGAAATCCAATCAGAAGGAGCATATCCTACAAGCGACAAGTTTAATAATTTGTCTTGGTTAAAACAACAAGGCAAACTACCGATTCCTCATCGTGAACATAATCCTTATGTTGACGCATTCTGGAAATGGTTCCCTGACCTGTACAAAACTCTCCAGGTTTTCAGAATTACAGGCGGGGAACCTCTATTATCTAAAGATACTTACAAAGTACTAGATTATATTAATGATAATCCTAGACCTGAACTTGAACTTGCAATTAATTCAAATGGCTGTGTACCAAATAAATTATTTGATGAATACATTGAAAAAATGAAAAGAATTACATTAGATAATAAAATTGGGGTAACAAGATTCTATACATCAATTGATACTTGGGGTGAACAAGCAGAATATATTAGAGATGGATTAGATTTTAATCAATGGTATGATAATATATGTCGTGTATTAACTGAATTGCCAAAAACTAAAATTACAATTATGTGTACAACAGGTTTATTAAGTATGCCAAGATTACATAAACTATTAGATATAATACATCCTTTAAAGAGAGAATTCTATACAGAAGCTCGTAAAGTGCCAATAACAATTGATACAGCTATTTTAAGGCACCCTGCGTACCTTAGTGCATCAATACTACCAAAAAAATATAGTAAGCTATTAGACCCTGCTATAGCAATTATGGAAGCAAATGCTGAGTCTTATAACAACCCATATAAAGGTTTTTTTGACTTTGAACTAGCTAAATTACTACGTTTTAAGTCGTATGCAGAAGCTGACCCGAACAAATCAGAGAAAATTAACTTAAATATAACTAGAACTGACTTTATAAGTTATATTAATGAATATGACAAAAGGAGAAATAAATCATTTAAAAAAGTTTTTCCAGAATTAGAAGAATTTTATGAAAGTTGTTTATGAACAAAATAGTATGTTGGACTATGTTTTGGATTATAATGGCCCTGGTCGCTTTTTATTTAGGAGTATACGTATGGTAAGAATTTTAGGAATTTTATCACTTTTAATATTATTGCAAAGTTGTCAAGGAACTCCTTTTGCAAGTTTGATTGGTGCAGAAACAGTTGTTGCTGGAACTAGCAGTTATTCAACATATAAAACTATTACAATAACAAAAGCTGGTATTGATACTGGACTAGCAATATCAGGAAAAAAGACAACAACAGATATGTTTATATCAAGTATTACTGGAAAAGATTGTGATGTAATCCGTTTAATAAAATATAATGAAATGAGATTTGTTTGTTTAGATATTGTTCCAGAATATGAAGCCATTGGGGAAAAATAAATGTATAAGCCACTACCTAATGGATTAACAATAAAAGAATCCGAACACCACGGACTTGGTTTGTTTTCTACACAGGAATTTGACAAAGAGGTTGTATTAGGTATTGCACATATTGAAAACAACAACTTTCCACACGGATATATTAGAACTGCCTTGGGTGCTTTTTACAATCATTCAGATACTCCTAATTGTATGAGCTTAAAAGGATTTTGGCATCAACTACCAGTACGTTATTTGTGTACAATAAAAAAAATTAAAGCAGGTGAAGAGTTAACAGCAAAATATACTATGTATATTGATTTTAATAAGGACGCATATTGATATGAAAATAAAAGAATTAAAACTAAAAAGCATTAACATAGGCGATGAAATACTCGTAGGTAGATTTAAGAATCGCAAAGCTACAGTTACTGGCTTTGGTGTCGACGATCATAATCAACCTGTACTAAAAACAACCAAAGGCCCACAAAAATTATTCAAACCTAGAATAGTAAAACTGATGGACAAATGATAGATAAAAAACAAAATGAAACTTATCAACAATGGAGAGATAGGACAATTGATAAAATATCTTCTTCATTCTGTGGTGCTAAATGGTACAATGCTACTATATGGTTGAACAGTGGTTCGACTGCAAGTTGTCATCATCCTCCTGCACATAAAATACCTCTTGAAGAAATATTAGCAAACCCAAAAGCAATTCACAATACCAAATATAAAAAAATGGTACGTAAGCAAATGCTTGATGGAGAAAGACCAAAAGAGTGTGAATACTGTTGGAAGGTTGAAGACTTAGGTAAAAAGTATGTTTCAGATAGAACATATAAAAGTGTTATCTATAATGAAAATGATTTAAATTTATGTAAAACAAAATATAATCATACTGAAGACGTTCCATTAAAAACATTAGAAATAGCATTTGATCAAAATTGTAATTATGCTTGTTCATATTGTAATGCAAGTTTTTCAACAACGTGGCAAAATGATATACGTAAAAACGGTGCATATCAAAATTTAGTTAGTGATGGTGCAAGAGCATTTCAACAAGATGGTAAATGGGCTATGCCATACGGAAAGAACAATGAAGGGAATCCTTATGTAAATGCTTTCTTTAAATGGTGGGACGATGAGCTAAATGAAACATTAGAAGAATTAAGAGTAACAGGTGGAGAGCCGACGATGTCACAAGACTTTTGGAAACTAATTGACTGGTGGCAAACAAATAAAGATTGTAATGTTAGATTTGCTGTTAATTCTAATTTAGGATCAAAACCAGAGCTAATACAAAGATTAGTTAACGCAACACATTCATTTAAATATTTTGACTTATATACATCTAATGAATCTTTTAGTTTACAAGCAGAATATATTAGAGATGGATTGATATGGAATACGTGGTTAGCAAATATACATAAATTTTTACAAGAAGGTAATGTACGTGAGTTTCATATGATGATGACTATTAATGCATTATGCTTGTTTAGTATTACAGAGTTTATGGATGAGATGGTACATTTAAAAGAACAATATGGAAAACATTTTCCTACAATGAGCTTTAATATATTACGGTTTCCTTCCTTCCAAAGTATTGTAACATTGCCAACACATATAAGAAATGAAAGAGCAGATGCATTAGAAAAATGGATTGCTGATAATAAAAATAATCCACTTATTCACGATATGGAAATAGATGGTATTAAAAGATTAATTGAATATACTAGAGTAATTAAGACAGGTCACGCATATACATCTAGTGAAGTAACTAGACACAGAGACTTTAAAACTTTTTATACGCAATATGATATTAGAAGAAATAAAAATTTTATTGAAACATTTAAACACAAAGAATTACAAAAATGGTTTGTTAGCATTCCAGAAACAATTACAAAACCAATAGAAGAATTATTTGATGGTGATGCAACAAAAGGATCAATACATAAAGAAGAACTTGAAGAAAGAGCAAAACAAGAAGGCTGGGTAGTACAACCACAAGGGCCAAACCCTGGAAGCAAAGAATATGTCAACAAATAATATTATAGCAGGCGGGTGTTCGTTTACTTACAACAACGAGATGACGTGGGTTGGAAAAATTGCGGAACATCACAATATTATTAACGTAGGCTCTTGCGCCGCAGGTAATGATTATATTGCAAGATCTATTATTAATGAAGCCGATAAACATAACGAACCAATAATAATTGCTCAATGGTCTGGGATACATAGAAAAAGCTATTACATCGATAACTCACATCCTTTGTATAATGAATTTAAAAAATCCGAATGGCCTGACTGGGCTGGGGATTATCAAAATATAGAAGATGACGCTGTAAAAAAACCAGACTTTTGGATTAAAACAGGAGGCAATAACATTAATCATAAAGGATCTTCAGAATTAATACACGACCAATTTGTAAAACCTTACACAAAATACTTCTACTCAGATGAACAAGCCCTTGTAGAATCACTTGAAAATATATTAAAAGTACAGTATTATTGCAAGAGCAAAGGATTAAAAAATATTATGTTTTGGTGGAAGAATGAAATTGATAATTATAAATTAGGAAGATTCAGTGGACCGTTAGCTTCACAAATTACAAATGAACATACAATATGGTTACCTAATCTTGGCGAGTGGTGTGTAAAACATACTGACCTACTTCAACAAGAATTAGATCAAGGATTTCATCCTACTAAAGCACAACACGATCAATATGCGGAAAGTGTAATATTACAAAATGTTAGTTAAACAAGTTTATGTAACACATTATGAACCAATGGAGACTATCTCAAGGTTTGTAAGAGATGTTGAATATCTAACTAAACTACCAGCATATGGTGACAATACAAAGTTTTGGTTTGAAGTAGCTATGGTTGGAACTGACATAGAAAACTTTTGGGACTATCCAAAGATGAAAGAAATGTTACCTTACTTAAAATTAAGACAGGCTCGTTTAGCAATTTGTTATATGCGAGAATTTCCTTTTGCAGATAATGAATGGGTTCAAATGCAAAGTAAAATAGGTGCAGATGCGGCCAACATACACGGTATTAATCCTAATCAAATATTTTATTTTTATGGTAATAACCCTGAGCATTTAACAGAACTACACAAAAGAGAAGTAAATGTTGTTGAGGTTCCATACTTTGAAATAGACTTTGTGCATAGATATTTGAATAAAGAAATTGAAATATGTACACCAGAAGAGGCGGCTCATAAAAATCCTCAAAGACAATACCTAGATATGAATGGCAAGCCTCACAAGTATATGAGACTACGTCACGTTGTACATTTATGGAATAAAAGATTAATCGACAAAGGTATTATTAATTTATTAAGAGGAACAGGTGACTATGAAAACTGGGCCAAAGACAAATACTACGAACTAGTTAAAGATATTATTAATGAGGAAGACTGGGAAAAACTTTGGAAGTGGTGGCCTAACTCACACGATGATGGAGAAAATATAGATGAAAAACGTTTCTTTGGCAAACATCATCCGGGGTATCCTTACAACAAACAGTTATTTTTAGATACATTTATGAGTTTAGTTAGCGAAACGCACAGCGGACATTGTGAACCGTATCCTCATAAAGGAAATGGAACTTGTAATCCACAATTCTTTTTAAGTGAAAAGCTTGTTAAAGCAATTGGCAATTGCCATCCTTTTATTATATTAAGCACACCAAAATATTTAGAACAGTTAAAAAAATACGGGTATAACACATTTGAGCCTCATATTGACGAAAGTTATGATAAAGAATTAGAACCAGAATTAAGAATGGTACAAGCTATAGATCAAATAGAAAAAATTTGCAAAGACGGTTTACCTGTTAAAACATTAGAAATTGCTATACAAAATCAATACAATCTAGTTAATAGATATTTTAAATTTATGGACGCACTAACAGGAATTCTAGAACAATGGTAACATTATTAACAGGCGGAGACTCCTTTACAGCACATATTATGAAAGATAATGTAGCTTGGCCTAACCATATTAATAGAGGAAGAGATCCTGACAAAGAATGCAAAGTTATTAATGTCTCTGAAATGGCTAGTGATAATCAACTTATAGCAAGAAATGTTATAAAAGGTTTACAAAAACACGAAGACGATATTAGTCACGTTATTATTGGTTGGAGTGATCCTAATAGGTTTAGTTTATATGTTAACCAAGAACATCCTTTTTATAATAACATCTATGAAACTATGAGAAACGAAGCTGGATTTACAAACCAAATATTAACTGGAAAATGGCATTGTTCTACTAAAGGTAGCTTTATTAAACCTGGTGGTGGATATGATGTTTGGAAAACAAAAAGTGATCTAGTTAATAAAATGGTTAGAGGGTATATTAAAAACTACCATACTAGAGAAGAACAAATGATGCGTACATTGGAAAACATACTTTTAATACAAGAATATTGCAAAAGCGAAGCAATAGAGTTACTCAATTTTAAAGCCTGGGACCACGATTTATTTCACACCGAATATCCAATGACAAAACATCTTGAAAAGCTCATTGACAAAGATACTTGGTGGTTTTATAATAAGAAATGTGGAATGAAAGAATGGTGTATTGATAAAGGACTTAATGTTCAACCTGGAGGACATCCGTCTTCTGAAGCACAATATCTTTTTGCATTATCAATTATTGAAACTTGGTTATTTGACATCGAAGATTAGGATAGGACAACAATATGTTAAGAGAAATCGAAGATGATGAACTACAGTTATTAGATGATGACCCTGTTAGACCAGGTGTAAGCATTGATGAGAAAATAGATTTAGGTGAAGTATTAGTCCTTGAAAATGATGGTATGGTAGATGCTGTTATTTGTATAATGTTCACTAATGATATTCCTACAACAGAAAATGAATTGCTAAAACTTTCCAAGCAATTAACAAAAGATAGAGAACAAGGTTCGATGGCTATATTTTATACTATATGGAGTTACAAAAAAGGTTCTGGAAGAGTAATGGTTATTGAAACATTAAAATGGTTAAAAAGAAATATGCCTGAAATAAAAAGATATGTAACATTATCTCCTTTAACAGATATGGCTAGAAACTTTCATTTGCGTAATGGTGCAAAAGAAATACAAGTAAACAATACTACTCAGAACTTTGAATACAAATAATGGCATTTATTATTGAAAACCCGTACTATAAAGCAACACCAAGTCAAAATTTACCTGCCTTGTTTTGTAATAATCCTTTACCAAATCTTAATCAATTTATTGCAAGTAAAGAAAATAAATTGATTATTTTTGAGCCGTGGGAGGCTGATATACCTGGTCCAGAGATGTCTTCGGGTGAAACTGTAATTGATTGTATTACAAGACAACTTGATGAAAAAAGTATACATCCGTTTGATGTAACATTTATTACTCCTAGTTTAGATTGTAAAAGTGTTCCGTTTGCCGGCAAAGTACTACACTATCCTTATCATTTTTTAGACATACAACAGAAGCAACAAAAACTATCTTGGATGCATTTAGCTAGGAGTAAACATATATGTTCGCTTAATGGCGCAATAAAATATAAAAGAATTAAGTTTATTAAATTTTGTGAGAAGCACAATTTAATTAAAAATAATTATATTAGCCTAGTTGGAAACTACGACCACGGTTATCGTACAGATGTGAAATTTACAAATTATTATTTAGATAAGAGCCCTGAGCAACTTAATAAAGACGATAAAAGTATTCCACTAGATCTTTTCAAGAATAGTTACTTAAATGTTATTAATGAAACACACGAAGACAAGCACGTTTTCTTTACTGAAAAAACCTGGAAACCTATTTTAAATTTTCAAATGTTTTTATATTATGGAGTTAGCGATCCTCAAAGATACTATGAAGAATTAGAAAGAATGGGCTTTCAATTATACAAGGAATTACTTGATTATGATAATGATCCACTAGATGAAATATTAAAATTTAGTAATATGCCATTACAAGAAATAAGCAAAAAAATATCACCATCAAAACTAATGAGCAATAGAAATTTAGCTGAATCAATAAATTGTGCAGAGATAAGACAAAAAATATTATATGGTTAAGATATTTAAACATCCAAAATACTTCTATAATTTAGAATCTGTAACACGGTTTATAGATGTAGACTATGTTGACAATATTAACAAAGCTGATTTTGTTGCTATTGCTAGTTCACATAATGAACCTGTATTTGAAGATACATTAGGGAGTACAATACCAATTTTATATTCTTATATTAGAGAACATCCATATGAACACGATGAACATTTAAAAACACAATTTGCTAGTTTAAATCCTAGCCAAGATATAATAATCTTTTCATTAAGCTCATTTAATAAATTTGCGCCAGGGCGAAAAAATATAATTATAGACCAATTTGAATTAGATGCTTACTATAGATTATTTGTTAAAAAAGAATGCAAAGTAATACATAATAATATAGGAGGAACGACTAGAATTTTATTCCTAGGTGGCAAAGCAAATAAAAATAATAGAAAACCACTTTACGATTTAATACAAAAAAGTAATTTAAAAAATAGAGTTCAAGCTTCTTTATTTGATATAACCGAAACATTAGATAACATTAAAATTGAAAACAATCATTATCTTGGATATCCATATGATCCTGTATTATATCAAATGACAAATTTTAGTTTAATTGCAGAAACTCATTTCGATAACAATCAAGAATTTCACCCAACAGAAAAAACATATAGAGCAATTGCAAATATGCATCCATTCATTATTGCATCTACTCCTTTATTTCTAAATCATTTAAAACAAAAAGGATATAGAACTTTTAGTAATATAATAAATGAAAACTATGATATACAACAAAATCATAAGTTTAGATTAAACAATATAATATCTTCATTAAACGATGCTACTAAAACAGACTATTCGTGGTTTAAAAAAGACGTAGAATTCAATGTAAATGTGCTAAAAAACAATGCTAAAAACACATTAAATATTATCAATAATAGCTTAAATAATAGCAAAGAATAGAGAAAAATTTAATGAAAGTAAGGTTAGTTACATCAGGATGTTCATTTACCCACGCACCAGACAGTTGGGCAAACTGGCTTGAGCAAAGGTATGAATTGTTTAATGTTGCCGAAGGTGGTGGCGGTAATGAAATGAATATTAGAAATATAATGAAAGCTATTTCTAATTTTAAACCTGATATGGCTATAATGCAAATATCAGGTATAGATAGATTTGAAGTTGCTACAAAAGGAAAATTAGAACACAAAAGCGATCACGTTGTAGCAAAAGAAAATTATACTTGGTTAAAAAGTGCAGGTGACTTAAACTGGCTTGGTGACGCAGATTCTAAAATATCAAAGCCAATTAAATCATATATAAAATACAACTTTCATAATGTTACACAATCATTAAGAACACTATGTTCTATTGTTGCTTTACAAAACCATTGTAAACTGCATAACGTTAGATTAAAACTCTTTTGTTGGCAAAGAACATTTACAGATGAATATTATGCTGGTGTTATTAAAGGAAGAGAAGAATTAGAATTTTGGTATAAGCAAATTGATTGGAAGCAATTTTGGTTCCACGGGATAGATGGTGGTTTAGCCGAATGGGGAATATCAAATAACTTTACTGGAAATATATTAGAAGACCATATAAACAAAAAACCAAAAGGCTGGACTGAAGTAGATGGGCATAGAATTATGGTGGGGCATCCATCAACAGAATGCCAAAAATCATTTGCTGAAAAGGTAGTCGAACATTGGATTCAAGATAATGAAGATTAATTTACTATATCAGTCTTGGATTGATAATAAACCCTGGCCTAATTGTATCCCTTACTGGAAAAGAAATAAGGAACATTTTAATAATTGGGGTAATGTAAAATATGAATACCTTGAAGAAATACTAGAATATTCTGAAATAGAATATACACGAAATACATTAGATGATATTACAACAAGTAACGAAACATTTTGGTTTCATATACAACCAGAATGGATTGATTTAAGTTTCTTTTATGAAAATGTATTTCATTATATAGATGAAGATGTATTAAATCAAATTAGATGTAATGATCAAATTAAAATTTTAATATGGTTTCCAACCGAGGGCTTTAATTTAGATATGCCAAAGTTTATGGAAAATATACTTTGGACAATCGGTGATAAAGGAATACCAGATGATAAAGTATATCTTGTTTTTGGTGACTTGCGTATTGAAGAAAACTTTAAAACATATCTTAAAAAACATAAACTTGAATCAGCAATTAAAACATTTGGACTGAATATATTTGAATTAAACTATCGTCTAGAAACAGATCGTATGTATTTTTCACGAAATAGAATGAAAGAAATTAAAGTAGCTGATGAACTAGTCCATCCGGATTTAGTTGACGACAATATTATTAGAAGTAAAAAATATGTATGCAGAAATGCTAATCCTCGTAGACATAGGATTTGGATAATGAGTCAATTGTATAAAATGAACTATTTACGATACGGATATACAAGTTTTTTAAACAGATATTTTACACCTGACGTACAAAGTGTAGGGTTACACGACGCTAGAAGCTTTACTAAAATAAAAGATCCTAAAGATGCATTAGAAGATATGCAAAAATTTATAGCAGAAAGTACACCATTAGTATTAGATAACACAGCAAATGATATAGGTGAACAACTAAATCAAAGAAGAATGAACGTTGAACATTATTCAAATAGTTATTTTTCTATTATAAATGAAACTGTTTGTGAATCAAGTCCCGGTGATCCTTTATTCATTACTGAAAAAGTTTATCAACCAATGTTACAATTACATCCATTTATAGTAATTGGCTCGCGAGGTACATTAAGTTATCTACAAGATTGTGGATATAAAACATTTGAACCTATGTTTGAAAACAAGTATGATTATATCAATAACGCGGCCGAAAGAATTGATAGTGCTTGGACACAAATAAATTTAATGTGCGGTATTGATTTTGATAACTTACATCACTGTTACTTTGAAATTTACGATAAACTATTATATAATAGAGAACGGTTCTTAAACTTTAATAGAAAAGAATATTTGGAAAAATTTACAAAATGGCTAACTCAAAATTAGTAGACTTATTGTGGGGGTCTGATCATAGAGGATTAGAATTAAAAGAATATTTAAGCGAATATGTTTGTCCTACTAAAATAGATAAAGATGGCAAATTTAATATAGCTACAATGTATGACGTAGGAACTTACACAAATAAAAAATGTAACTATCCTGATATAGTTAAAAAGTTTCATAATCACTTTGACATCTATACACACGGCATTTTAATTTGTGGGTCTGGGTTTGGAGTATGTATGGCGGCAAATAGATTTAAACATATTAGAGCCGCAACTTGTAGAACAGTTAAAGAAGTCGAAATAGCTCGTAAACATAATAATATAAATGTATTATGTTTAGGAGCAAACTTTACATCTAAGAGTAGAGCAAAAGGTCTAGTTAAAACATTTTTTCAAACTGACTTTGAAAACGGAAGACACAAGAAACGAATAAATATATTAAAGACAATAAACAAATGAATATCGAAGAAGTAGATAAAACAGAACTGCTAAAAGGGTTTGATTATGCTAATAAAATATATTCAAATAAAGAATATAATTATACCGTGGTTCCAAAATGTGCTTCATCGATTATAATTGATACTTTAAATATGACTGAAGGTGAAAATAATAATACTAAAGAACATTTTACTTTTTTAAGACACCCATATGGAAGACTTAAAAGTTATCTATACCAAGTAAAATGCTATACCTATGGAGAAACTATACACAAAATTGAACATATATTAAATAATTTTGATAATTGGGATGAACATTGTATACCATATAACTTTTATATAACCTATGATGATTTTAAATTTGTTGGAACATTAGAGAATTTTGATAATGGTTTTAGAAATATCTCTAATAAAAAGATTATTAAAGAATCTAGAAGAGAAGACAATAAAGATATTGAAGCAATACACGATGCCTTAATAGAAAGAAATGCCAAAGAAATTAATAGAATATATGCTGAAGATTTTATATTATACGAAAAAGCAAAAAAATGTATTACACCAAGGATGACAAATGAATAAAGAACTTCACATAGTTGATTTAGATCATACTCACGATATTACTGGGCAACTTAATGTCTTAGCATTTTGGATTCGCAATAATCAAGATAAAAAGGATACACACCACATAGTAATTAAAAGAGTATGGGAAGGTGAAATACATTTTCTAATTAAAGAAAATTTCTTACCATATGTTCGCGAAGCTCTAGCAAATTGGCCTGCTAACAATGTTAGTTTAGTAATGGCTGATGTTTATTTAGAAAGAAATGTTACACAATGGTTTGCAGGGACAGGAGATACAGATTTTCCAATAAAATGTATATCAGCACCATTTGAATTACTAAAAAGAACTATCGAAAACAAGAACAATAAAGCAATTGTACAGCCTAAATTATATGAAAGAAAAGCTAAAAGATTTATTTGTTTAAATGGTGCGGCAAAAATACATAGAGCAAAACTAGTATCCGATTTATATAATAACGGAATGGATAGTTTTGGTTATATATCTTGGATTAATAGGTATGGCAATAATGTACCTAAGCAATTTTATACAAATGAGAAATTTAAAGGAGATGAACTTAAATTAGATTTTACTGGCGAAGAGCTTGATAAAGGTAATAACCAAGAAGTATTGCCTCCGATTTATGGTTATGCAGGATTTGAAATTGTAAACGAAAGTATTGTAAGTGATACTAGTTTGTTTTTAACAGAAAAAACGTGGAAACCAATTTTGTATAATAAAATTTTTATTGTACACGGTTGCAAAGATACAATGAAATTTTTAATAGATAATGGATTTGAACCATATACAGAGCTATATAATCACGAAGCATTTGACAACTTACCATACAAAGAAAGATATAATGCTATGTGGATTGAGCTACAAAAACTTATGCATTGTACCGCTGAAGACTGGACAGGTATATATCAAGATGTAAATATAAAGAAAAAACTAATACACAACACTAATATATTTAGAAATAAGATTATAACTAATTGGAAAAATGAAATAGATGCTTGATAAGAAAAAATTATTAGATACAACAAACAAAACATTTTGTATGATACCGTGGACACATTTAAGCTCGTGGCCTGATGGTCGAATACTAACTTGTTGTATGACCGATAGTGACGATGCTATGGGTAATTTAAAAGATATGACTTTTGAAGAAGCTTGGAATTGTGAACAACAAAGACAATTAAGAAAAAATATGCTCGAAGGCAAAGCAAGTAAACTCTGTAGTCGTTGTTATGAACAAGAACGACACGGCGTAAAAAATACAAGAAATTGGGCTAATAGAAAGTTAAATCATCACTGGGATGTTGTTGAATCAACTAAAGAAGATGGAACAGTAGATAAAGTTAATTTACCTTATATAGATTTTAGATTTAGTAACTTATGTAATTTTAGATGTAGAACGTGTGGACCAGATTTATCAAGTGGGTGGTACGATGACCATCATAAGATGTGGCAGGGTGCTACACAGAAAAAATTTATTAGACCATATAAAGATGAAAAATCATTTTGGAAAGTAGTGGAACCTTACATTGATGATTTAGAAGAAATATACTTTGCAGGTGGTGAACCACTAATGATGGACGAACATTATAGAATTTTAAAAAGATTAGTAGAAAAGAAAATGTTCCACGTAAGATTACAATACAATACAAACTTTAGTAATATAATATACAAAGACATTAATGTATTAGATGAATGGGACAAGTTTGAAACTGTTGAGATTGGTGCTAGTCTAGATGGCAGTTTTAAGCGAGGTGAATATCTACGTAAAGGACAAGTATGGGATCAAGTTTTAGAAAATCGAAAACAAGTTAAAGAAAGATGTCCTAGAGCTTTCTTTTTTCTTGCAACTTGCGTTAATGTGTTTAATTGTTTTCACGTATCAGATTTTCATATAGACTGGATTAAAAAAGGCTTGGTGGGACATCATAGTTTATTAAATCCTTTACAATCTCCCGAACATTTAAGAATACAAATACTGCCAACAGAGATGAAAGATAAACTTGCAGAGAAATGGAGAAAGGCACAAGCCTGGATGGTTGAAAATACTAAAGCAGATCACAGACGATACGAATCTTTAATTAGTTATTTGTATGAAACAGACCGTACTAACTTACAAGATCGATGGTATGATATCACAAATAGACTCGATAAAATAAGAAATGAGAACTGGCGTGATATTTTTCCTGAACTGCACGAACTTGAAGATAACATAAAATTACAAGCAAAACTCAAAAAATAGAAGCTTATATCTTCGTCTACAGCGTCTTTAAGTACCAACCTGGGGTCTTAGTACCCCCGAAAATTTTTATCTCTTGACATAAATTTACAAATCTTGTAACATATTATAATATTATGAAAATATTAAAAGATATTAATCCGCTTGGCGTGGTGTATGTAGTATTGGTAGTTTGTTTATTATATATTATATCACAAAATTCAATCGAGAAAAAAGAAATGATAAGTCAACTAACTAATGCAGAAAAAGAAATTAGTTCACTAGAATCATATTCAGATGAACTAGAATTATATTCAGATGAATTAAACAGCCAGTTAGGATTATACCTAAGTACAATAAGTGAAATGAAAACCAGCGAAACAAATTTGAGAAATCAAATTACTAGTTTGGAAAACCAAATTACTTTTTTAGAAGCACAACTTACTAGTTTAGAAAAACAAATTACTAGCTTAGAAGAAATTCCGGTAACTCTTTTAACTATAATTGATGGGTTAGAAGAAAACATACAAACTTTGAAATTCACTATACAAGATTTAGAACTAGAACTAGAACAGCTTAATAAGAAATTAAATAAATTAACTGTTGAAGCTGAAAATAATATAGATACTAATACACAATAAAAAATTATCAAGATTTATTCATTAGTTCTTCGTATCGTTCGTGAGCTTCCTTGGGACCAAAATAAGCTTCTTGTAATTCAACATTCCAATATAAAAGGTTATCTATTATAATACGTTTACCTGATACAGCACAAACAACATAATGACCCATCTTAACTATATCAAAATACATAGGTTTATATTTTAATTCAGCTAAAACCCACTCGAGTGGATTATCTGGAATATTTGAGATTTTGTTGTTCATACCAATTTATATAATCCTCAATATTATTATCAAAGTATTCTGTAAAGGTATAAGATTGTATTGAAGTACAATATTCTACAATGTATTGTGGTACAAAATAATTATTTGGAATATTTATGCACCAATATATTACTTCATAAAATATTTCTAGTTCACTCATATATTATATAAGATAGGGCACTAATACTTCGGCTAATTTTTTATTTCCTTTTATATTAAAATGAAAACCCGAATCAACAGCATATTGTTTAAAGTCAATTTCTTTTTGCACTACTACTCTATTGGATAAATCCGTTGCTGATCTTGAAAATTCATCATCTAACCAAAACAAATTTATAATTTTTTTATTTTTATCTTTTACATAGTAATTACAAAATTCAACTGCCTCAGTATACTTTTCAAAGTTAAGTGGGTGATGTCTTTCTTGATTGTACCAATAAGAAACACGATCAATAATTTGCTGTTTGGATAATGTACTTTTACGTTTTATTTCGTGAAATATATGTTGTACTAATTCTGATTGTTCATCAGCAATTATTTGTTCTGCCATACCAACAGTTAGATGATAATAACTTTGTGTGTTATCCCATAGCTGTAAGTAATTCTCATATACATCGTGGTCTCTTGTTATTCTTTGATACTTCCATTGGTCGGATGTAAACTGTAATAGCCCTCTGTCAGGTGTCGTGTGCTGAATTACAAATATATCGCTGTCATATGTTTCATTAATATATTTTAATGTACTCGGATACGTAACCCAACTAGATCCGGCCCTACCAGCATTAACAACTTGATTTTTAATCTTGCATTCATTTAATTGTTCGTATACTATATACGGATAAGTATGTGTATATGGAATATCATAACCTTGTGTCCAACTACAACCTATAAAAGAGACTTTTAACATATGGATAATAAACTACCTAAAAATTTTTGTATTCTTCCTTGGACTGCTTTAGAAGTCCAACCAAACGGCACAGTAAAACCGTGCTGTATGTATAAGGATACACTAAAAAAGGAAAATGGTCAAGAGTATAAAATACAAAAGGACCAATTTAATGATATTTGGAACAGTGATGAATTAGCTACAATACGTAAAAGATTTTTATCTGGCACACAACCACGTGGGTGCCATAGATGTTGGATGGAAGAATTATCAGGCAAAAACTCTAAAAGAATAAGAGATAGTAGAAAATACAAGCATCTAATTACTGAAGAAATCATATTTGGAAAGCCTGCTCCAAGGTATTTAGATTTAAAACTTGGAAATATATGCAACCTTAAATGTAGAATATGCTCTCCACAATACTCATCAAAATGGATATCAGAACAAAGAAAATATGATATTATTGACAAAAATATTAAGTACTATGAAAGATTAGATTGGGCTGAAAAGTCAGAAATATTTTGGAATAATATTGAATCTTTGATTCCTATTTTAGAACATTTAGATTTTACAGGTGGAGAACCTTTTATGATAAAAGAACACTTTGATCTTTTACATAAGATTATAAAACAAGGTTATGCACATAAGATTACTTTGCACTATAACACAAATGGAACACAATTGCCATTGGATGCTTTAGATAATATATTTCCTCATTTTAAATCTGTTGACGTTCATTTTAGTGTAGATGGCATAGGCAAACACTTTGAATATCAACGACATCCAGCTAAATGGGACCAGCTATTAAAAAATTTAAATATGTGGAAAACATATGAATCCAACAAACTAGACCTATCTATATGTCATACTGTTAATGTGTTTAATGTACTTTACTTGCCAGAATTTATCGAATGGACTGAGAACTTTGATATAAAAATATACCTTAATACATTACACGAACCATTACATTATAATATATCAGCACTACCTAGCTTCTTAAAAGATGTTGTAAAAGATAAACTATTAGACTATATTGAAAGAGATTTTGATCAAATAATACAATTTATGGAAAATAGCGATAATAGTTATCAACTAAAAGAATTTAAAAGACAAATCTACAGAATGGACCTAGTAAGAGTAGAATCATTTGATAAAACATTTCCGGAATTATCTGAGCTAATGAATATTATAAAAATAAAATGACCCTAAACAACGAACACAAAGTAGACTATGAAAAAATTGTAGCTACTGTTTTAAATGATGACAGCTATAAAGTTAAAATAGATCGGCCGGAAGGTATTAATTATACAACCACTCGAGCTAATAAATTAGAGTTCATTAAAAGTAATAGTAGCTCATTTATATACAATAATGAAACAGTTTATCAAATGGCAGTTAACGTCTTAAATATTCAAGACGGGCGTTTTGTTGATGAATGGTATTATAAAAATAGAACAGAAGTAAAAGAAAAACATCAAATTTTTACAAAAGCACATAAAGGTACTATAAGCTTTGATTTATATCTAGCAAATAACATTTTTAATGAATCACGTTTGTGGAAATTAATGTTAGTACAATGCAAGTATTGTACTGATGCAAATGAATTTGATAACACCCACGATCCTTATTTTAGCTTACGTATACAAAAGCCCGGCGAAACTTACGGATTGTATCTACGATGTTGGGAACCAGGTATTGATAAAGATATTATCACAACAACTAAAATATTAAAATTCAATAAAGATGATATTAACAAACATAATGGGTATGATAAGTGGATTAAAATAAAAATAACATATACGCAAATAAATACAGCAACATACCAAATAGATGCTTATGCAACTAATGGTAGTTACGAAGGGCACCAAAGTCATATTATCAAACCACACCAATTTAATAATGCAACCTTAAAACTAGGTATAGTAAACATAGGATCAAAATACAAAAAGTTCAATGAAAAAAATGTAAGTGTATGGTATAAAAATATTAAAATAATAACAGAGGGAAATTATTATGATTAAGTGGATCAAAAACATCTGGGTTGAAATTAAAATGCATTTCGCTTACAAGAAAAAAATTAAAGAACTTAAAAAACGAGACCCGTTTATATACAAATAGTTGTATTAATCAGCAGATTTAAACCGCTCGTCGTTCTTCTTTTGAATTTTCCAGGCTTTAACTTTCATTTCCCAATACTTTTCGTTCTCAAGCTCTTGGGCTGATGGTGGCATTGTCCACACGAGATGATTCAGCGAAGCTGTTATAAACGCACCTGTAAAAAATAAAGTCTCTAAGCCCATTGTATACCTATTTATATCTTGGTATAAGTATTATATAGATTGAGAGCAGAAATGAGAGACGACGAAGACAAAGACACAAAAGCTAGTTGGATGAGAATAGACGAAATTAGACTTCGTACTATGGACTACAGAGATACTCGCCTGCTCCTTGAAACATTATCATCACTAAAAAATACTGAAGTTGGCTTCATAATAGACGATCTTAATGACAAATACGGAACAACATTTAGATATAATGACTATCTAAGGAACAGAGAGCTACCAATGGAACTACGAAATGCTTGTCGCTCTATGCATCAAACTCTAGGAGCGGAGCAAGAAAAGGTAGTTGACGAATGTATAAAAACATCTAAAGGTGTAATTCCATTTATGGCAAGAGCATTTTTATTTTTGATGGCAATCATTATGATCCTCACGTGGCTTCGAAATATTTTTTCTTAAAAAAATTTAGCCGGTTGAGCTTGAAATTTTAGCAAAATTATAAATATCAAAGAACTACTAATTTAAGACATTTTCAAGGAACCGATGAAGAACTACTGGCTAAAATTACTAGCACTAATGAGGTGTGACTTTAAAAAACGTACAGGACACGATTGGGGCTATGATAATCACCACCATAAACTATGGGGTTATGACGCCGGACATCATTATTTAGGCTATCAACAAAGTAAACGTTGTAAGGCACAGCAAACTAAAGAGAGAGATAATGGCAAGACAGGACAAGACACACAAGGGCAGACGTAAAAAAGGTAGTAAAAAAAGAAGAGCTCAAAGAAAAATTAGACACAAAAAAAGATAATTAGTTAACTTTTAAACCTAATTGTTGAAGTCTAAATACAATAAATACAGCTATAATAATAAAAAAGGTGTACAAATGAAAGCTAATTCTTGGACAGAGTTCCAACCATTAAAAGAAGTTATACTAGGTAAAGGTTATACAACAGACTGGTTAACAAAAGAGCAATTTCCCGAAGTTGATTTACGTGCTGGGCTAAAACAAATATTCGAAGAGACTGAAGAAGACGTTTTAAAAGTCAAAGACTTTTTAGAAAGTGCTGGTGTTAATGTATTAAGACCAGAAATAACATTTGACTTAAACAAAAAGTATGGCCAAATTGATTTAAGCAAATTTAAATTTCAATTCCCAAATCATCCACTTCAACCAAGAGATACTGCTGGTGTTTATGGAGATACGTTAGTTCATTTTTATACAGGTGAGAATGGTCGTATTTTTGAAAACTGGGGTACTTATAATCATTTTATAGAATATTATAAGCAAGGTAATAATTGGATTTCAATGCCTATGCCTAACTTTGCTAGTCCAACACAAGGATATAAAGAACACGATGATAAAAGAATATTGTATCATTCAGCAAATATATTAAGATGTGGTAAAGATATTTTTTATTCTACTGTACATCCAACACGTGGTCATCATAAAGGCAAAGGTTCTAACTTAGGTATGGAATGGTTGCAAAGAGCATTTGGTGACAAGTTTAGATATCATATTGTTAATGTAGGTGGCCACCTTGATGGTAAGTTAGCATTACTTAGACCGGGGCTTCTTGCTTGTTGGGACAAAGAAGATATTCCAGAAGTTTTAAAAAGTTGGGACGTAATTGAAGTGCCTGAGACTGCGTGGAACGTACCTAAGCATTTTACAAGAACTCGTAAGCAAAGATGGTATGAAGAATTTGTTAAGGAATATCTAACAGAATGGATTGGCTATTGTGATGAAACAGTATTTGATGTTAACTGTTTTAGTGTAAATGAAAATTTAGTAATTACTAACGGCTACCATAAAGAAACATACGATAAATTTAAAGCTCACGGAATAGAAGCTTGGCCGTGGCATTGGCGACACAAACATTTCTGGGACGGTGGAATACATTGTTTAACAATGGATACTATAAGAGAAGGTAATCAAGAAGATTACTTTAGTTAATATTTTAATTCTAATTGCTTAATTGTTACTAATACTTTATTACCCCAAGCAGGGTCTTTAGCATACGTAGAAGCTAACATATAAACTAATTCATCATAATTAATATCATCTATAAGCCATTGGTGCATTAACGTTTCTCTAAAATCAGCATACCTTTTATCCGTTGATAATAAATCCATAAAGCCATAAACACCATCACATAAAGATTCAAATTTTACTAATTTAATTTGATTATTATTTTTAGGTACCATATATTCTACAGCATTTGGCCCTGCATATATTCCAAAAAAGTTATATCCTTCTACTGCAAATCTTGATGTTCCCCAGCCACTTTCGTGCCCTGCAACCGCTACAACTAATGGAACAGGAATTCTAACGTGTGGTTCTTTAACATAATACGCATTGTATTCGATTGCACAGGTTTTAATAGCATCAATAAATTGTTCTTTATTTTCATAGCTAATAGGCGTTGTAAAAATATTACAAGCTATTAGTAGTGTGGCGCAAATATGTTTTATCATAAGTCATCCCATAGTTTAATATCATTTTTTTCTAAAAAATTACTTCTTTGAAAGACAGGTATTGGTTCCATTTTATGTAAATTTGCTTTTCTAATATCTTGATATCTGATTAGCTTTTCGCTTTCTTCTTTTGATATACATAAAATTGATTGCTCTTCTATTTTCATAGAACGTTCTAGCTCATCATAAGTCAATCCACCCAACTGCTCTTTATCTGTTCTGCCATCTTCCCATAAGCCATCTGTTGGTGGAGCATCTAAAATTTCTTGTAATATACCTAATTCTTTTCCTAATGAATAAACTTCAGACTTCATTAAATCTGCAATAGGTGAAATATCAACTCCGCCATCACCATACTTTGTAAAAAATCCTACACCAAAATCTTCAATTTTATTTCCTGTACCAACTACTATACCTTTTTTAGATGCAGATATTTGATGTAATGTAACCATACGCAATCTAGACTTTGTATTTGCAAAGGCGTGTTCATTATCAAAACTACTACCTAACGAATCTTGAAAAGAATTATAAACACTATCTAAAGGAATTATACAATGAGATACATTGTTATATTTTTTAACTAACCATTCTCCGTGCTTCATACTTAAACTATTTTGATCTTCTTTTTGTCTTATTGGCATTGTTAAAACAAACACAGGCAACTCTGTCATTGCACATAACGTACTAACAACAGAACTATCAACACCACCTGATATACCTATAACTAAACTATCTCTGTTATACTCACCTGCATAACTTTTAATCCAGTTAGATATTTCTTTAGATACTATCAACTACTTCTCCTTCTTTTGCTTTTTCTTCTTCTAACTTTTTCTTTAATGCTTCTAGTCTTATTATTATAGCATCACTTTGAACTGGTGCCAACTGATTTGATAATATTTTTGTGGCTTCCATAATACCTTTATTGAAAAACATCCAATCTAATAATTCTTCTAACTTCTTATCTATACTCATTTTTGTATCTCGCCTGACCAATTAAGAATTCCTCTATCAATCCAATTTGCTATTTGCATATCTCTATCGTCCCACTCTAACTCTTGTTGCACAGACGCAATTAATCTTTCTACATCATTTTTTAATATTAAATGATTTTCTTCTATTCCGTCTATTTCATACGTTCCTTTTAACTTTAACCAGAACTTATTTTTACGAGTTATTTTCTTTTTCGTCTTCTGTTTCTTCTTCGGCGGCATCTTTTTCTATCTCCTTTGGTGGATTGATTGGCATTCCGCTATTATCAAACCATCTTCCATCTGCTGTAGTAGTACATTTAGAATAAAAATTATTACCATTTACACCTTTTATTAATCTTCTTTTTGTATATAATTTGCCTTGATACTCTGTGCCATCTGCTTGTACAAGTCTCTCACCATAATTACCACCATACATTCTGTCAATATAAAACCACGAGTCTTCATTACCGTCTTCATCTACAACTGTATGTTTTGTTGCTTTTTTGGAATCCAAGGGTAAATCATAAAGTCCATCTTCACTACAAGTTGATGTCCACATCTTATTAGTATCTGGAATTGTAATAGGTTTATCATTGACAGGCTTTTTTGTTATATCTTTTAGAGAGTCTAAAAGCTTTTTTGTTTTTTCTGTAGCCATTATTTTTCTGCATCAATGTCATATTCGAATTCTAATCTTGCGAAACGCCCAATATATGGTTTATTTAAATCTTTTCTGTGAAGTTCTATGCTGGTGTTTGTTCCATCTACAACAACTTTTATATGCTTGTCTGTTTTAGATAAAACATCAGCGGATTTTGTTTGTCCGCTATCAATACAACGTATAACAATCTTTTCCATTCTACTATCCTATAGTGTTAATATATAGTAAAAACCAAGATCTGTCAACTATATATTAACGCCTATATACAAAATGAATTGTCTACTGCGTTGCAGTAGGGCAAACAGGATTCGTAAGAGCTTCATCTAGTGCTACTGTATTTGCCTCTAAAGTAAGAGTAGTAGTTTCTAGTTGGCTATTTAAATCCGCAACTGTTATTGCTAACTCACTACGGTTAGTTTCGGTTTGTACTAGTGTACCATTTACAGTATCTAGCTCGGTTCCTAAACTCGCAACTTGAACTGTTAAAGTATCAATTGCGTCTTCGTGAGTAAGTATTGTTGCCTCGGCATTAGTTACTTCTGCTGTCAACCCTTTAATATCTCCAGATTGATTAAAAAGTAGTATTGCTAAAACAACTACAATTGCCGAAGCAATTTTTGTGCCTGTTGTTATTGTTTTTAGTTTTTCTATCATAGTATTTAAATACTACAATAATACAATAACTTTGTCAAGCCTTTAATTTACTGCGGCAATAATAATAATAACAACTACAACTACTGCAATTGATATTTTTTTATTTGCTAGGGCAGTCGCCCATAAACTTTTGATTTTTTCTATCATAATGTATTTACTATACTACAGATCCACAATATTGTCAATTAAGAATTACTAGGATAAAGCCAATTGTATAACTCTAAGTTAACGTTTTTTAGTGATTGATTACGCAATTTATCCAATCCTTCTGTTATTTTTCTAAACTTAATTTGGTCTGGAATATTAGTTAATAGGTTTTGTTTTTCAGGATTAGTATACGTTTGACAAGATATTTTAAGGTCTTTATTTTTTAATTTAGATACTTTTTTATTAACAATTGCTAGTTGTGTTTTGGTTAATATTCTTCTAGGGTCTAGGTGATTACCTATGACCATTGTTGATATTACTCTAAGCTTATTCTTTGTTACCCATTTATCAAATTGATCAATTTGATTTATATTCCAAGCATTAAGAGTTGAGTGCATTACAACTTCTACATTTTTATTTTCTTTTGCAAACGTTTTCCATTTCTTTACAATAGTTTCATATTTTTTCCAATCTAATCCGTTCCTAATGTATTCTGCTAGTTTGCCTATACTTTCATTACTAATTCGTAATTCTAATTTTTTAAGTTGTTTTAAGTGATTTAATATATTTTGTTTTGGAAATACACTACCATTAGTATTAATACTCATTGTTATATTTTTTAAATTAGATCTTTTTGATAAATCATCTAAGAACTTATCTAATACCCTAACCATAAAAGGTTCTCCACCTTTTAATAAAACATATTGTAATTGAGATATATCAGTATTTTTTATATTTTTTAATACTTCTATTTCTCTTTTTGTTGTTTCAGAGATTGGTACATTATTACTTGCATTTTTTAATTTCTTCTCATCCGACAATTCAAACAGAAATATGTTCTTTTTCTTTGCTTTAATAATCTCTTTATTCCATTCAGAACTAGATACTGGCCCGCAATACCTACAACTAAAATTACATAAGTTAGAAAATGATATGTCTAAAGCATTAAGTTGTCCTGGCTTTGTTGGTGTAAATCTTTGTTTAGCTCTTAAACGCAAACTAGCTTCATCATCATTAACCCAATATTCTTCATCTCTTTTACATTGTTTACAAGCTGAATCTTTTAACTTACTGTAATTAATTTTATTAGCATTCTCGGTAGTGAAGTTTAACCAATTTTGAATTATACTATTTGTAGTGTTTTTTACTTTTAATGATCTTAAAGATTTCGTGTTAAGAATATTTTTTGGACTAGAATTACAACAAGGTGCTATTATTATGTCTTTATTATATGGTGTAACAAATACTGCATTGGAATAATATGCACAGCCGGATCTTTGCAAATAGTATTTTAAGGGTTTCATCATAGTAGTATTTAATGTATGTGCTATTTTATATTTTTTGTGTATGCGTTTTTTATTTTTTTGCTGTATGCGTCCAATTTTTTTTTACTAACGTATGTGCGTCGCGATATTTTTATAAACTATGTGTATGTGCTATATTTTAATACAGATGTATTAGTTATACAATTTTTGTATGCGAATGATTTTTAAAGGTATTCTACTACCACTTAATAGTACTGTAGAGCCTTTCGCTTTCGCTCTAGGGACAATTCACCGTTCTAACAGTAACTAAAGGTGCTTTTACCCTAATTAAACATCTAAACGCAACCTCTCTTATAAGTACTATTACAACGTGTTGAAGTTCCTTACATTGATATTACGATAGCTACTTTTCACAACTTATGATATACATAGTCCTTTTGGCCTTAATAGTTACTATAATAATATACCATAAAACGCATTAAGACTATTCGCTTCGCTCAACTATTGACTTACCCGAGACGCATCTACATTATTACAATATCCGTATGCTCTTAGGTCCTTTTATAATACAATGGTAGGTTCGTTGTAATTACCGCCTTTTAACGTGCATATCCTTCACGTACAACGTCATTACCATATTCCATAGTATCAAAGTACATCTAGTTTATTAAAGTACGTTTTAACTGTTTATATACATCTATGTTCTTTTTGCATACCAAACTATACTAATACCACATAGCTATTCCAAACCTCATATACTAACCCACATTTTTTTTATTGCGTAGTTTTTCAACAAACCAACTTTCCTTACGTCAGTTAGTTTAATAAGCTTCGCTTATACTTCATTGCAATATAACTATGCAAAACCTCGCCGCCTACTATAATAGCCCACTTTTTAATTTGCAATCGCTAGCCCCGTTTCAAGGTTTCCATTCTGAGGCTGTATCACACGGTCGGGGTGAAAATTATTTTCTGAAAAGTTTTTTGGAAATGTTTTCTAATTAGATAGTGGTGCAGGCAAGTAAGCCACCCACTATAGCAAGTAGGACGAATATTAGTATCCAGGTAGCTATGTAACCTGTATAGTACCCGAATACTAATGATAATATCTTCTTAATCAATCTAACAACACCATATATTCTTTAGCATAGTATTGTCTAAACCAGTCACAGCCCTTACGAACTGTATCCCATAGCTTATGTCCACCGTCTGTAGGACTAACCTTTTCAGCTAATAATTGAGCTCCCATTATGTTATCGTACACAGCTACAGCATCTGGCTGAAGCTCTATAGACTCTCCACTAAAAGGATTCTTAATTGTTTCGGGAGCATCTAACACTACACATTGAAATGGTAATGGATGTCCTCCTGGTTTGTCGCCTTTGTTATATGTTTTTGACATTAATGTCCTCTCTGTTATATGTATATAATAGCATTGATCTACTATCTGTCTACCGCTTATTAGTATATAGATATAGCTAGATCGCTCCATATTAGAGCTAGATATAGCGTCGTCATTACTGCCATAAATGCTTTAAAAGGTAGGTCGTTCTTCATACAGACTCCCTTGCTATTACTTCATAATTGACTCTACTAGGTAAAGTCTTTACAAAGCTCTTAAGTTCGTCAGTACCATATAGTTCTCCCATTAGTTCTATTCGAGAATAGTTAACTAACTTAACAACCTTGTACATTCTTTGCTTTGGATTGCCTGTAAGGCTTACGTCTTTTAGTATTATCTTCTGTGACATTTGCACATTCTCCTATTGTTATTTGACTGTTAATATTAAGTCGTCTTTCATTTGTACTTCAGCAAAGAACTCTCTAGTTCCGTTGCCGGTTACAGAAGGTCTATTGCTACCTGCAAACCTTCCATTGCTTTTATACTCAGGGCCGAACATACTTGTTTCCGTATAGTTAAGGGGCGCCCCGATTGCCCCTTTTAATTGCTTTTTAGATTCGTAGTTAAGTATCATCATATTGCTTACCTCTATCTTAAGTATTCAGGACCAGTCCAACTAACTTTGTAAGGTTTGTTGAATATGTTTCCTCTTGGTTTATTAAGTGCTGGAGCATTCCATCCTGCGGCTTTAAGTATATCGCCTCTTTTAAAATGCTTGTAGTCGTGCTTCATAATAAAGCCCCATACTCTTCTACTACCGTTTCTTTCTACTTGAACTATTTTAATAAACTTACGTCTATCATTATCAAGAATTCTAAAGCCTTCATTAAACTCTTTAATCATATTAAGGTCAACTTCAGTCTTTTCTCTACCGTGTCCAGTCCATTTAAAGTAGTCGTCTTTAGCCATTTGTATTACATCGTTAATGGCTTCTTCCATTGTAGGTTCTACTATTATTGTTGTATTTGTTTGCATTGTACCTCTCTGTTATTGTTTAATAATAGCATAGATCACCGATCTGTCAACCACAAAAAAAGGGCGGATTTTGGTTATTATTCCGCCCTAAGGTTGCAAGTTTTAGGTTGTTTATAAAACTGGTTGTGCTATAAGGTTTATAGTAATAGGATCTCCTACAACGAATGCTCTGTTGCTACGAGATTTACCACTAAATCCTTCTGCTTCCCAAGATACTATATAATATGATAGCACCGATTCTACGGCAGTAGTGTAAGTCGTGTTGCATACATTAACTCTTTTGTATCCAACAATTTGACCTTTGCTTGAATTCTTACCTACTTGCGAACCGATAACTGCGCCTGTACCAATTGCTATATCTTTACCTGTACCGCTTCCAACTTTACTTCCAATTACTCCACCGATAATAGCACCAAGAATCTGTCCTCCAGATAATTGACCATTGTCAGTTTGTGAGTAAATAGGAACTTCTTGGATCGTACAAGTTTCTATTGGTGTATGTATGTTCTTTGAAACATAATACGGCTCAACTGCTATCACAGAACCTTGGATTTGTTTATACTCAGACGCATTTGCTTTTTGCGTTAGAGCAAAACCTAATGAAGCTATGAATAGAGTAGCAACGATCATATACTTGATGAAGCTATCTAGTTCTAAGAATTTTTTCATTAATCCTCCCTTTCTTCTGTTAAACATAAGTTAATAATAACACAGATCGGGTTTTCGTCAACCAATTTGTTTGCTATATAAATTGGCATTATTGTACCCATTCCCCTGTGCCTTTTTTACAATAATAGGCACCTACTGCCTTGTTGTTAAAGGTTATTGCCGTGTCTGATTGTTGTACTACTTGCTCAAATGCTTTACTGCAACTGGCGTACTTCATTGCTAGGCTTACTGGCACCTTAGCTACTTCGCCATTTACTAACTGCATTATAATCAAGAATACTTGCATCAGCCACCCCAACCAAATGCTGAACCGAATAAGATTAATAGAAGCATCGTTGGTACTACTATTGTCATCGGCCAAAAGTCTAATAACTCTAATATCAATTTCTTTGTTTTCTTTTTCATTTATCCTTCTTTAATAGTTTGATTAATTTATCTTCTGTTTTTGCTACTGCCATTGCATCGAACCAAACCTGCATATTCTCTGCTAGTGCAGGATGAGTAGCGGCTAGATTTGCATTAGTATATAAACCAAAACGCAATCTACATTTCTTTCCTATCTTCTTATTGTCTGCAGAGTTGTTATTGTCATAACCTGTTGGACCTTTGTAGTCCCATTTCTTTTCACCGTCTATCCAAATAGTTAATTGACCTTTATTAGGATCCATACTATTGTGATAATAAATTCTAACATTGGTCCATTCCATTGAACCGTGTCTTTCGTTTGTTGTTAATTTCTTTAATGTATGATAGTTGCCACCGTAGTTAGCCATCTTGAACCAACCGTTCTCGTTGTGCGTCCATCTGTAATTGTGTTCTAATACTAAATTGCCACCTACAAATTTAATCATCCAAGTAATAGGAGACTCGCCCGGGTGACATTGACTTACTGTGAATCTTCTTGACCAATCTTCAAATAAAACATTGTTCGCAGGTAGTATTGCAAAGTTAATCCATTTTTCTGTTCCTTCAGTAAATGTCCACTCTTTATCATCTCTAACTTCTACTCTAGTAGAACCATTGTCTTGTTTGCAATCACTAAACCATTTTGTAGCAACACATTCTGACAAGTCCGCTGTCACACTATAAAAAGTATTACCGCTATAAGCAAATTCATTTGCTCCTTTAACTTCTGCTTGTGAACCATCGCTTCTCCAAGACTCCATAGTATCTTTTTCAGTAAAGCCTTTGAAGTTAAGTTTCTTAGGTTTAAGTTTAATGTCGTGTCCAATTATTTCTTCTATTAAGTGTTCGTATCTGTCTTTATTCTTTTCTGTATGATAATTTCCTGCCCAAACTTTGTGTTCGTGTATAACCTTTGTATCACACATACCAGAAGTCTTACCACCGTAAGTCTCGTCTATTTGATAACAAGTTCCGCCACCTTTACTATCAGCCCATTCATCTGAACCAGGACTCGCGGCATCTGACTTACTGCAGAATGCTAGTAATATAAGGATTACAAATAGTGCTATTCCGATTGGTTTTGTTATGTCTGTTTTTTTGTTTTGCATAAGTCTCTCTCTTTATACTATTATAATAGCATAAATCAGTTATCCGTCAACCTTGGATTTATCGCTTATTTGCTTGTTTAATTCAACTATTCTTGCGTATAAGTTGTATTTCTCTTTAACTTCTTCTGCTATTTGTAGTTTAAGAGCTTTAACTTGACCACGCAATTCAAGTGTTTCTTCTACCCAATAATCAAGGTTTAAAGCCTTATCACCTTCAGTCATCGTTCTTCTCCTTTATTTTAGATTTAAACCATCGTAATAGGTCTAGTCTATAAGCTATAAAGCCACCTAGACCTATACATAGAATCATTAATAATAACATA